TTAGCGTTTCCTCCACAGTTTCTGCCGGAACCACAAGTTGGAATACTCCCCGGTTCCCGTCTTTTTTCACCTCTCTCGCAAGGTCTTCAATGGTCGGGCATACGCCGGACACATATCCCTTACTACAGGAGTCTAGGGCTTTGGAGAAATCCCGACGATACCCCCAAACCTCAATCCCTTCTTTCATCATGCGCCGGGACATACCTTCTCCCATGCGCCCTAAACCAATCATTCCTACTTTCATTTCCCTTGCTGTTTGTTTTTAATCTTCGTTGCCAGGACTTGACTCCATGAGACGACTCAAGTAGTTGAAACCCCAGTCAACCGTATGCGGCGGGAATACATCAGCTAGCTCCTTTTTGACGGTGGTGGTAGCCTTCCTCATCCTGTCAACCCCCAAGGAGTCAACGCAAGCATAAGAAGACTGGAAGAACTCATCCATCGCTTCAGGGTCACCTTGCTTGAACCCTCTCACATACAACTCCCTTATACCCCTCAGACCTTCCCTTGTTGTTTCAGAGAAGTCGTATGTCACGCCTCCCAAACATAAGTCAAGGGTTTTCATCAGACCCATAGAGAACTTCATTGTATCTCGGGTTTGTTCTATGGGGAGGGCCCTAGGGTCATTATCCCTAAACGCATGTTGGATGCAGCCGTTAGAGCATTCTATGATCCTTATCAGCGCAACACCATCCAGTTCATGCTCTGTTAGGGAGGAGAAGAATTCCTCCCACTTTTCTCTTTCTCCAGGTGTGTTCATAAGCTGCTATCGCAGAGTTGGATTTCTTTCGGCAGCACTGAGAGAAGGGTGATTGTGGATGTTGTAATCGTCATACTCCTCTGGGGGAGGGACCAGGGCTGTCAAGATGTAGGGGACACCGTCAGCATCGAACATGGCCATTACCTCCTCAAGGTCTCCCTCAAAGCAACAATCCTCTTCCTTTTCACTCTCAATGCGGAACATCAGACCCTCCTCACGCTCCTCCTCCTTGAAGGTGCAAAGGGGGTGATCCTCGGGGTTGATGTACTTGAAGGGTTCCATTGGTCTAAAGAGATGGCGGCCCCGCCGCCTTACCCATGTATTATAGCACCTTGGCGCAGGTTGTCACCCCTACGGAAAAAAGGCCCTTCCGGGCCTCCCTTAACAGGGTTGAGGGTCAATCCCAGGTAATCTGCCGAACCCATAGGTTCCAGGTTACAGCAGTAATGATGTAGCCAGGGGGCAACCCGGACTCTTGGATTACCCTTGTCGGTGCCGGAGCAATACCATAGGAAGACTGGTACGAACACTGACAATCGGAATCCCTAATCACCATCCCCTTATCATCCACCCTAATGTCAACCTTTATAACCTTACCATCTAGCGAACCCGTGATGTTTCGGCTGGTGAGGAAGCCATCGCTATCCTTAGAGTCGGTTATACTACAAGTTAGCTTAACCCCCTTGTACCAACACATTTCTGTGTAAGTAAAGGTTTTAGCTTGTGCCGTAAGTGGGAAAGTAAAGGATGAAAGAGTTAGAAGAAAAAGAAAAAAGTTTTTCATATTCTTTCAAAAAAGTTTAGAGAGTGTGATAGACTACAAGGTTTCCATTCTTGTCGAGTAATCCTTTCCATACTCATCTAAGGGAAAGCCCCCAACGCTGGTAAGGCGCAAGGGGGCATTGGCTAAGGGGACATCAGTTCCCGTTGAGGAAGTCCGCCAGACCCTCCTGGTAGCTGTCCCACGTGGCATCCGGGTAACGATTCAAGTACCACTCAGGGACAACCTTGGCTGCCTGCTGGGGGGCAGGCTGGCGAAGCTCCCGCTCGGTGTAGCCTTTCTGAACAAGGTGGTCAACGTAGGGATTGGCGCTCATGGCTCTTATCCTGGGAACCTCCCTATTATACCATGCCTATGGCAGGTTGCAGACATCTCTGCACAGCTCGGCCAAGTTCCCTTCAGTCCAACACCTCTGATCAGATTCCGTCACCGCTTCACGCAACCTATCTTTGATAGATGCCCATTCCCCCATGGTGGTTTCTAGGCTTAAGCCATCAATGTGGTTCAGGGCAAATCCTATGAACGTGGGCAGGTCGTCCATGACATAAGGCATGTCCTGCCTACGCCAATACTCCCTCCACAAGGTGTTAATGGCCTTAGGACTGTCTATGAACTGAACGATGTTATGTACATTGACTCTCTTGAAGCAATACTTGACTTCCCCGGAGCGCCCTGAATGACCAATGGCCTTGATAAGATCCTCCCACTCTTTAAGAGGGGTGGGCTGAATCATAAACGGGTGGTATTCCCGATCAGATAGACAACCTGAGATGATTTCCCATTCAGAGTAGGAAAGGTCAATGTTTCGGCTCATGGCTTTGCGGGCGAACGTCCAAGGTCAGTTAGTCGGCTCAGGGAGGATAGGCGGAAAGTCTTGATGCCGCCACCATCCATAGCAACCTTGGCATACCATTTCCCTATTTCCCCTGATCCTGTGGGGACGGGCCTGAACAGATCCTTTACCGTACCCACCTCCCCTTGAGAGGCATACTTCCCCCTAACCCTACTGAGTTTGGTCAAGTCTATGACACCTTCCGCTCTGAAGATGTCTCTAACCACTTCAACCCTATCCCCCTCCTTAAAGTACGCCATTTCCATCTGGGTAAACTCCCCATCATTATAGCACCCCTGGTGCGGGATTTTCAGCCTTTGGGCTTTTTCACTGAGAGTGAAATTTCAGCAAATGTTGAAAAAGCCCCTTTCACTGAAAGCCCCGTCAGCACCGGTACAGGGTTCCCGACCCTGAGGACGGCTTGACCGGAGGCTTCCCATCGTGAATGTTCTGCAGCTTCTCCTGATTAGGCCCATAGGACGGGTCAATCTCATGGGCGAACACCAGTGCCAGGTGTCTCTTCACAATGTCTGTCTGTTCCGGGGATAGTCCTTGCCCTTCCGGACTAAGCTCAAAATACCCCTGCAACCAGTAACAAAACTCGCTCGATTTCATTCTTCACCATCCTCTAAAAAGTCATTGTCATTCACGTAACCTGTACCCCCGCATTCCTCACAGTAGTCAACTCCGATGTTAGGTTCCTCTGAGTGACAGTGGTATCCATCGGGGTTCAATAGAACGTATCTCAGACCCCCACCAGCACAGTAGGGGCATACTTTCCCTTCAGGTTCCCTCATCATAGCTCCTCTACATTGACTGGCTCAAAAGATAGGTCGAACCATTCTCCCCCATCATTACAGTATAACAGCTTAGGGTCTTGCCCATCCGGGTAGTACCAGCAGAGCTGATTGTTGAAAGGCCGTTTAAGGTTTTCGATGGGTGGTTTCTTACCACGCCTTAGACAGTATACTCCCCCTCCTTTCATATGGGGGATGTTCAAATTGACACCTTTTTCTCCATCAAATCCAGCTTCTTTTGGTTTCATTTCCCTACTATCTAATCGTTTGCGTCTTGGGATTTTAGTTTGAACCATTCCAATAGCCCAGACTCGTCAAGGTGCTCAAGTTCATGTCTCCAATCCCCTCCCACCATAAACATTTCCCTATCATCCCACGACCCCCTCTGGTACTTAAGAGGATCATCATCATCCCTGATCCTGACAATGGCAGTCTCCCATTGCATCCATCCAAATCCAGTCAAACGGTAAAGCACACTTACCCACATCCTCTCAGACACTCGGCGCAAGTGCCTTTCGCCACCGTGACTACGATGCCACTCTTCCGTAACCTCCTCAAAGCTCATTGTCTTCTACCAGTGAAATGAGGAAGTTGCGAATAGTGAGCATTTCCGGGCACCTCCACAGGGAGTCGGCATAGATTTCCACCTTTTGGTATTGGCGGTAGTTATGCCCATTGAGGCGGAGATTCCGTCGCTAAAAAACAGATTGTAGGTGGGCATTTTATCAATCTCCTTAATCACTTAGGGTAAACAGTTTCAACCACTTCGGTATCGAAGGGGCCGTGCTCCTCAACCACATTCACGGCCTCATTTAGTTCATCAGCGAACCCTTGGGCGACCTCCCGAGCGTCGTTGAGCTGAATGTACTCCTCACCGTCCAGGCCGTTGCCGTCAGCGGTCGTAACGGTGAAGGTGCGGAGGGGGTTGTAGATGGGGTGGAGCATCGTTCTAAGAGCGGTGCGGGCCTCACCCGCTTACCCCCATATTATAGCACACCCGGCGGGGAACTGCCAACCCCCATCAAGATCAATGGTAGTCCCTAATGTAATCCTGATCTTTTCTAGACGTATCGTAGATGAGGGCGAGGGATGACGAGTTATTCCCCCCATTGTAGTTAGACCACCACTGGTTTAGGGCGTATCTTTCCATGTCCGTAGTGGCAGTGATGGTTAGACATCCTTCTGCATCAATGTCAACTTTCATCTTTTTTCTCTGAGTTTTGTAAATGGGCTAGTAAGGTCTTTCTCCCAGGTCAGCCTCTTGTCTCAGCCTGGCAATTTCGGTTGGGGGATGGCTGAGTAAGGGAGCCAATGAGTATAGAAGTATATGGAGTCTAGCTTATTGTACTCTGTAACGCAGTGATCCCAGACAAGAAGCTCCCAGATCCCGAAATCTTCATCACCTTTTTCAACACGCCACCACCATACGACCTCTTCTGGATAGCCCGAGGAATTCTCGAACTTAGGAAGGCACTCTGTAACGGGAATAGGCTCCATTCGTCAATACCAAATATCGCTAATGTCTCTAAAGCCGAGCAGCCTAAGGATCCTTTCTACTGTGAACTTAATGGTGAAGAACGATAGCACAGCACCAAAACAATGGTGAGAAGAGAAAGAGATGCCACAAGGTATCTACGATCCCAAATAACTTGCCCTAACGTCCTAGGTACCCATCCGCTCAAGTTAACATCGCAAGGGGGACCAGGGTACCTCCTTGAATCTCTACAAGTAGAGCCGCAAAGAATGCAGTAGTCACCAATTGCCCCCAAAACGGGGTCTAATTGACAATGAGCACAGTTTCTACAGTTTTTTACATCAGGCATGATCTTCAGGTTGGTTGGATTAGGGGTGAGGGGAAAGCCCAATAGGGCAACCATAGCTCACCACCCTTGTAACTACTGAGAACCCACCAGTCCTTAGAGATCAGGGGGTGGGAAGATCCACGTTCAGCAGGGTGAAACCACCAGCATCTCCCCTCATTGTCACATTCTTGTGGGGTTGGCTCTCGGTCTGACAGCAGGACAGGGGTAGGGCTCCCCCAGAGGGCAAGTCCTTTCAGAGCATCGATAACCCGGTCAACCCCGTCCTCAATGCCTTCACCGGGGGCTAACTGAGCTAGTGCCCAGACCTCGTGGGCCAACCCATCCAGGTCACCCTCATTCGTAGGCTCGGGGTCAGGGAGCCATCGGCTGCGAGGGTGGGCAAGGATCGCCTCAGCGAGGGCAGCGGCCCCCAATGTGTGGGAACCGTCAACCTCACGGATGATGGCGGCCAGCTCAAGCACGGATTCTGTATCGGGTTCCATGGCTACTCTCTCTATTACCCCCCTATTGTATCAGGTTTAGGTGGATGGTGCAAGGTTTGTGCATTTCCTAAGACTTCCCTCTCCAGCATCCCGATAGCCTCGTCGAACCCTGCCTGCTCGGCAGACTCCTGCCAATCAAACGGATTACGGCTTTCTAACCATTTTGTCAGGGTTTTGATGGTGGCTTTGGCCGCTGCCTCAGGGCCAGTCGGAAGAGTCATATCGTATTCCCCCAGAACCACCGTCAGTTCCTCAACCAAAGATTCTGAAATGTTAGCCATGGCGCCCCACCTCCTCCCGAATCATGTCACACCAGCCGATCGCTGCAGGGTTTCTCTTTTGGAGCCAATCAGCCACTGCTGAAATAGCTGCACAGGCTGCATAAGCCTCATTTTTCTCAAGGGAGTAGGGAGCACGAGCAATCGCTTCCTCTACAACTTTCACCAGAGACTCCGAGCCTTGATTCATACAGGGATCCTCCTCAGGTTTGTTCAGGGAAGGTGAGCAGCTTTCGACATTAGATAGGATGCGGAGGGTGGACTTCACAGAAGTATAGAGAGCGTCAACCTTTAGTTCCAGTGAAGTTGCATTGGTCACTTGGCTAGTGAGTTGATTCAATACATTGAGCAGGGAGTTTTGTTGTTCGGGGTAGTCAGGCTCTGCCTCGTACCTTGGACGCATGGTCTCATAAAACTTACCAACCCAGTCAGACTCAGGGTGAACAAACCACTTCACCCATTCCCCACATTTCCCCAGTTGAGCATCAGCCCCAGCCTTATACATAGCGTGGGCAATCTGCCTTGGGCTAGCATTACCAGTCTCAAAGGCGGTAGTCCACTTCGATACCATGTCTTTTGGCGGTTGAACAGGGTATTCTTGTACCATTATGCAAGAGGGTATCTTGGGTTTGACCACCATAGCACACCTAGGCAGGATACGGCAAGGCCCAGTGAGGCAACCAGTGGGTGCCATGCGCCATCTGAGGGTTTAGGAATCGAAACTCCCATGTCTTCGCATCTCCGCACCAAACCCAGCACCTCCCTAAACTGTCACATTCAGCCTCCGTAGGCTGGCGTTCACTCACGGGAATGGGGGCGGGAGGCTTGTAAAGGATAAGGGGAGGGGGTGCAGTCTCCCATAAATCCTTAAAGTTTCGACAGGAGTCTTCCAAACCCTTGGCATAGTAATGACGGGCGATCTTCCCCGTATCTACCTCTCTTCGTGATTCCCTTTCTATTGCCGGTCCGAAATAATCCATATCGTCCATGTTAGGTGCAGTCGGAAAGGGATGTTCTGGGCACATAACACTCGGTGCTACGTCCGCAGCGGGGGCAGGGGAAGTCAGAAAACCTGAAACTTCTCTTTTCCAGGTCGGACACAATGTAATGGCACTCAGGACACTGCCATAACCTGTGCTTAGTCGAATGTTCGACCTTACTCATGAAAATGCAGAAACAAGGGTGTACAAATCAGCGACAGTTAGATGTGCTTCTCTTACCTCATCCCCCGTATTTAGAGAGTGGATGAGATCAGGGTCAAGTCCCTTGATCCTCCTATACTCTGATAGGAAATGCCCCACTCTCTTAGCAGCTTTCTCTAAGTCACCTTTAGGTTCAGAGTGAGAAGAAAGGAAATCCTTAGCAGCGTCAAGGGCAGGCATGTCATGCTCAGGGTGAGCTACCCTATACCCCTGCAGCTCATTGACAAGTTGTTGGATTAGTTCGTAGGGAATGTTCATGTTTCCATTATAGGGGTAGGGAGAGCCCAGTAGGGCAACCAGTGGGTGAAGTTATAGGTCTTGTAGCTTAAGGGGGTCGCCAGCCTCTGCTTAACCCAATCCCCAACACCGCTCAAGCCAACCTGGTAGAACCAACACATTCCCCCATCGTCACAATCGTCCTCCGTAGGTTGACATTCCTCTAGGGGAATGGGATCAACTTGAATGTATCCCCAGTTTTGGAGAACATTGCGGGCAAAATCTACAGCATCCGATTTGCAAAGCCACCCGTGTTCCCCAGCATGACGTCTCGCCAGATCGAATAACTCCCCATCTGTGGGGTATTCCTCCGAGCTATGGCATAAGGCAATGAAGGAAATTGCTTCCCTCAGGAGTGAGGTTTCGATGCCATGGTCATCAACCTGAATCCTCAAAGCCTTGGTCAGTCTTTCAATCAAGCCTAATGGAGTAGTCATTTCTCGGGGGATTGATCTACAGGGAAGGGAGGGATGGGCAACCACCCGATCGGATTAGCGGGGATAGGGGGATCACAGTTGGTGGTCTCAAACCACCACCCTGGCATTGTTGTCCAAGGCCCCCACCCTTCCCCACTCTCATCTTCAGTGTACCCCTCTTGTCAAGCTATAACGCAGGGGCCATCTTCCACATGCCCCTCACTTTCGCACCATAGCCCGTAAGGAGTCAACCCAGGGTCACCCTCACAATAACAAAGGTCATCATGCTTACAAATAGCAAGGATCTTAGTCCCGTCCGTAGGAGCCGACTCCATAGGAAGCCATTTCCCATCATTGCTCACTTTTTCAGAAACATGGTTTTCTAACTCATCCGCAATAGACTTAATGAAACGGTATGATCTAGATTGGGCTCTTGTCATGGGGCCAATGAAGTCTGCCCGATGTCGGATCCCGTCAAGCTCTGCCAACTCCCGTAAAGCAGCGGCAATGACACGGTGAATACCGGTGCAGTCAGATTGTTCCAACTCCTGTAAAGCAGCAGCCAGGACAGCTTGGGGGGCAGGGGAAAGGTCAGCCATCAGAGTTCTCCAGTTCTTCAACCATGCCCAAAAGGGTGAGGCGAAGTTCTTGTTTAGGTATGTATGTAGAGAGGTTGGAAAGGTTTAACCACGGGTCCTCCCCCATAGCCGGAAATGGAGATTTCGGAGTAACACGATCCGCAAGGACTTGAAATGTCGCAGAGAGGCATAGTTCAACCCAGTTCCCATCAAACGGGCCACAAAGCTCATAGCGATCCTCAAATGCCTTGACAATTTCCCTGGTGATCGGTGACATTTCCTTCATACAATCAAGTCCTCCACGTCTTGAACAAACTGTTCAATCTTTTCATTCACCTTGTCAAAGCCTTCATCAAGCTTACTGCCATCAAGGTAGTACGAAGGCCAGTAAGTGTGGAGAACCGATTTAAGCTCCCCCTTAGCCCTTTCCCATGCCATCATCCTCAAGGTCTGGGCCAGATTCCGGTTAGTTACGTCCATTACTCCACCCTTCTCCAGATAACGTGTACCTCATCGTATTGCCTCTTCAGGCGGTCAACTTCAAGAAGGTAGTCGAAAATGTTGCTGAAGGAGTTTTCGTCAACCTCAAGTATCTTAAATGTCTTCCGTTTTCTCTTGGGGGACTTAGCCACGGTCAATCTCCTCCCTTAGCCACTCGACAGCATCCATGGCATCGCATATCCCCACGTTATTCTGACTCTCTATCCAGTCGGCAATAGCAGATAAATAGAGGCGGATTCGATCATACTCCGACCCCCACCTGTAGGGGTTGACCTTTTCCTCCACCTTTATCAGGGTATCCACCAAAGTTCCCGGAGCAACCTTTTTGCTAACGTTAGCAAAATGGTTTACCTTACCCAACTCTACATTGGTATGGAAGTGGATTCGATCCGGGTGACTTCCACTCAAATACACTGTATCTGATCCCACGGATACCCTACCCTGCAAATCCCTAACCGCCTTCTCCAGTTCCTCGATACGACCACTAAGACGGTTCTCAAGGTTGACTAGAGCATCGAAAACCTTCTGCGGTGACGCTACGCTATCTCCCGCATAGGCACACATTGCCAGGTCTTGGGGGTTGTTCATCGTTGTGCCTCCGACTCCATGCGATTTGCCCAGTATTCACCATTGCCCAAGTGACCCTGAGACTCTTCCCTTAACCACCGTGCCATAGCTTTGATAGCGGCACTGGGGCCATCAACCCAAGGAGCTGTGTTCATGGCTATGTTCACCTCCTTTATCAAACTCCCCTTAGACTGATGCAATGAGGGCGACTTACCAAAGAGGGTCATGACAGATCGGGCAGCATCGAATGCGCAATCCCTAGCTAGCGACACCGGCAAGTCCTCCCATTTGGGCCAGTTCAGTTGATTAGAACATCCCCTCATTGCCTCCTCGTAAATAACCTTGGCAAGCTCATCTTCCGACACCCAGCTAAGGGGTTGGGGCGTGATGTGACCCCACCGGGAAAGGATAGCCCGTGCCTTAACCATTTCCAACTCCCGCTCATAGTCAGTGGCGGAGAGTTTTTTAGCGTCGGGGTGATTCGGTGGGAATGAGTTAAGTGAGTCCAGGATCGTTGCCCTTATCTGGTCATCAGTGGGACCCTTTCCCACAGGAGCCTCAACAGATGCCCATTTAACCAGACGTGACACTACCTCGTCAGCAGTGTGTCCATCCCACGGCCTACCTTTAACAAGCTCAGATGCCCCTGTCTCCTTCGCAACATTCCACAGACGGATGGGCAAATGGTATGTTATTGAGCCGTGCTTTCCCATACCCGGTAGCTCTGCCCCGACGATGAACCATTCACCGTCACCGAAACAGAGTTCTCCATCGGAGTGGCGCTTACTGAACCACCATCGCTGAGGCATTGCCTTCATAAATGCCAGGCATAGGGCATGGCGGTGCTCATACAACTCCTCAAAAGTATGGTAGCCGTCGCTCACCTGAGACACGTCCTTGGCCGCCTCCTCAGCAACTTCAGGTCGATTATCCTTGTTGGACCCCCACCTTGACAGGGCTTCATAGATAGCTTCCTTGAAACTATCCTCACTCATTTCACAAGGGTGGGGGTCGTCTAGCTGTGCATCACAGTGACGGTCATAAAGCTCAATGATGTCTGAGTCAGTGGGCCAGTTTCCCTGGTTGATAATAGCTAGGGTCTCATCCATCTTACCGACCACATACCTCAGTGCAGTGAAGTAGTCATCGTCAACCTCAGAGTGACCATGAATTCCTGCCCTGTGCAGATTAAGACTTTGAGAGAGGTGGTTCCTCAGGTCTACCCATTCTTTGTTGTCCGTCATTTTTATCTTGTTGTTTCGTGATTAAAGGTCAGACCCATTCTTGCCTGCGCTCTGCGGGGTCGGGACTACAAAGGCGACACATTGACCCATTGGTGGGGTTCACCTTATCATACAGGGGGGTGAGATGAGGGCAACGTCTCAATTCCTAAAAAATCCTTAAGCTCTCTCAGCATTGACCTAACTTTACCAAGTTTCCATTGGAATCGGAAAACCACCACACTTTGTGAGAAATGGCATTGTCCCTGTAACACCGTACCATCTCCACATCCACGGGCTCCATAGACAGGTCGTTCAGGTGAATGAACTTTACAAACTTCCTGACGGCCTTCATCCTGAAGAAGTGCCTGTGTTGCCGTACCTTAGTATCGGGGGGCAACCAGCTAACTTCGTAGCGAGTCTTTTGCCTTAGCTTGGGGCAACCGCCTTTTAGGGTCTTCCTGAAGTCTAACAAGGATAACTTAGCGTCATCTAAAGACTCGAATAGATTGGTCTCAAGATTGTATAAACCAGGGAGGCTTTGATACGACCTTATTATGAATACTTCCTTATCCCCTTGCTGTTTCCGCATAATGCGGATTCCACGTCTAAGGTGGTCAAGCTTCCTTAGTCTCCTTGTTAGCACCATGCGTCAGAGTCCGTAGGATCCAGCGATGAAGTTTGCCATGGCCGGGTCAGCATCAATAACGTTACTGATGCCATTGCGGTACTCATCCTCGATCTGTTCGGCGCTCAGGCTGCCCAGGGATCGATAGGTGAGTCGGAGGTACCCCTCAACCAGACGGGCACGGTCAGTGGTGATGTTAAGGATTCGGGCGATTGTCTCGTTCATTTTTCCGGGGGGATAATGCGGACATCGCCCGCTGACCTACATATTATAGCACAGCCCAGCATTAAGCGTGGGCCACACCAACCATCCGCTCCAGGGCCTCCTCCAGGTTGAAGCCGGAAAGGCGTAGCTGGTGAAACTTGCAGGTTTCACACCAGAGTTGGGGGCGATCGTTGGTGGGGATTGGTTCGGCCCCAATAAAGGCAAACTCCTTGTCCAGAAAGTCGTAATTCCTGCTATCCATGGCGGCCTCAATCAAGGCCAACCGCCCTTGCCTTTGCCCCTCAAAGTAACTCTCCTCTTGCAGGCAGAGCTTTTCGATTGTTACGGTGGTGATGGTCATTGGTAGATCCTCAGGACTGGAGTTGAAAGGTGCCGCTTTCGGCAAAGACAGATTTTGCTTCCGTAGCAGTGAGGGAATAGTGGTGCCACTCCTGGTTACCATCCCGGTTGTTCAGGCGATTGGCGAACGCATCCGCTTCCTCACGGGTCTTGAACCCCTCCCCAAAGCGAACGCTGTAGGCAGTGATCATGTCCGGGGGAAGGTGCTCCATGTCTTCCCAGGAGGTGCAGACGACAGTGTAGGTCTCGGCAACGGCAGTCATCGGTCTCAAGGCGGTGCGGGCCTCGCCCGCTGACTCCTATATTATAGCATAGTATGCGGGGCAGTGGCAGGGTACCCACAAAACAAGTTCGTAAACCAGAGCTGGTCAACGAGCATGGATCAGCTTGGCCGCAACGAGTTCCGCCGCCGTTTCGTACCTTGTCTCAGGATCGATGAGGAGTCTGATTTGATCGCTTGTTAGTCCTGTCCATTGTTCAAGGGACTCACCCATGCCGTCCAGGCATTGCTGATAGGAAAGCTCAAAGGCCCCTAGTACCCCTTCAGGTGTCAGGATGGTTTGACCGATCCAGTATGAGAGGGGTGAGACTTGGCTAATCTTAGGTCCAACATTTACCTGTTGGCGGATAGTGGCTTGGCGTTGATTTTTAGTGATGGTTCCCATTTTCATTGTAGGTTAGGGTGGTAACTCGCTTTATACCCATCTTGGGTACTGTAACTCACTAGCCCAAGGGGGAAATGCGCAACTTGGCAATCTCCAGGTATGATGGCTCCATCTCGATGCCAATAAAACTGAACCCTTCTTGCAAAGCAGCAGCACCAGTGGAGCCACTTCCCATGAATGGGTCCAAAATTGTTCCACCTTCGGGAGTGGCAAGTTTGCATAACCACCGCATTAGTTCGATGGGTTTGACCGTAGCATGTTGGTTGGTCAAAGGTTCCCATTTTGTCAGATCGTCAATTCCCCCCGGCTTAGTTCCATCACCCAAGTTACCCAGAAGTGAATCAAGGTTGTCTTTAGGGCAGATAACCATGACATTTTCCTTTTTGTCGTCAATAACCCACCTTGCGTTATCGTCCTCGGTCAGATTGTTTAGCTCACTAAGGTTGGCTGGCAAATTGGCAACTGGGAAACGGAAAACAACGTAGTTAGATAACCCTGAATTACGGTCTTTCTTGGCAGCTTTTGCGCAATACTTAAATACGGGCATCCCATCAGTTTCCGTTTCTGAGGGGGTCAGGGGCGGTTTAATCGCCCAGGTGATTGGCTCATGGCTCGGTTTCAAGGCAGTGCCAAACCCCTCCCACCTCTTAGCTTCATCTGAACCGGCTTCTGTGATAGGGATTTGCAACCTGGGCTTTTCACTACTATTCTGAGCATCTACACCATTAGCTCCTCGTACGTCTGCATAAGTCCCAGGCTTCATCCCTATCACCTTCCTCTCAGCCCCTTTCATTTTATCAATAGCCTTAGAAACATTGAGAGACTTAGGGAACCCACTATTTCCAGTGGGGAAGGCAACCCCACCCCGTATAGCAACAAAGGCCCCAGTCGGCACCCTGAGACACCACACCTTACCCTTATACGGAACCCTACTTATTTTAACATCCTGTATAACTTGTAATCCCTCTGAAGCATAAAAGGGAATCTTTTCCTCCTCATTGAGAAACTCAGCCATTACATACGACAGTTTATCATTCCTGAGGCAAATAACTCTGTGATTTCTGGATACGAGCTGAGTGCCGTCAATGCCTTCAATCAAATAGGCATCTTCATCATAATCATATTCCACAATCTCCTGAATTTCTACTTTCTGGGCCAACCACGTCTCAATGTTGTACCCCATAACAGCATCCCCGACCTTGAGGTCTTTGTAGGATTTGGGGCCTTCAGGGGTTATTGCAAGGGTATCTTCGCTTAGGCAACCGTACACCCAAGATACAATGTCCTTTAGGACAAAGCCCGCATCTTCAATGTTGATAGCCATGCGATGCTGAGTGCGAGTGCCTGCGAAAGCCAGCAAGCTTCCACCGGGTTTCAGCACTCTGAGACACTCCTGCCAAATTGCAACAGAAGGGACATCACGATCCCACTCTTTACCCATAAATCCAGTCGTCTTACCCCCACCGAACCCGTATGGCGGGTCAGTACAGATAGCATCAATGCTATTGTCGTCCATTTCCTTGAGGCGGTCTAGGCAGTTCCCAAGCATTAAGACCGAGGTTTGGTTATTCATAGTCGCTGTTTCCATTTCCATTTTCTGTGTGGTGATTGTTTGGGTTTGGGGGGTAAAGTAATCCTTTACGGGTATGGTGATAACCTATTACTTAAAGGTTGGGGAATAGTATTAGCAGGACAGTACAAGGTATGGTGAATGGCCACAGCAACCCAAAAAGGGCATAGATGACTGGATCGTAGATCCGTTCTTCTTCGGGCAAGATGACAAAGGGCAGGTATGTGGTTAGTAATGCCCCCATCACATACACTGTAAAGATGCTCATTGGGGGAAGGGGTCGGGGATGAAGAGGGTGGTTCCACCTGGTGGAGTGATGAGCTTGTGTAGGTATGCGACCAAACCTTGCAACTTGTTGTCTTCGGTGATGTTATAGAAGTAACGGGCTGCACTGCCTGAATTACCGTACCCTGGGTCAACTTTGTTTGGGCTGTCCCTTTTATCGCCTGCGTTCCAGTTATACTTCCCTGACCCCGAGTTTATTTGAAGAGAATTTCCACCTCTACTGATGCCTGTGTCTGGGAATCCCTCCACAACTCCAGCGCAACTAGAAAGGATAGTATTGGCGGGCCACCTACCCATAGACTTCATCCGCTCAATCGCAGCGTTCTGTTTATCTAAAATGGACTGCCGGTCTTCCATCCAAGGCCTGTAAAACCTTTGTCATTTGTCTTATTCTCAGGCATAGAGCCAAACGCTTTAATCTGGGATAAGTCCTCTGTGGCTACAATCCTACACTCGTCAATGTTCAATGCCCCGACACCGTGCTTTAGCACATTTTGCGCTACTGTTCCCTTTATAGGGACTCTCCCCAATGTAACCATGTAGCAAGGGTTGCCTAGAGACAATACACAGTCTCTGATTTCAAACCCTGCATCCTCGACCTTCTGTGTTATGCGGTGATGTTCCAATACCGGGCAAATTGCTACGGTGTGGGCTCCGAGCTTCATCGACCCAAACACCCTACCCCAGTCTACAACCTCATCACTACTTAAATAGACGCAACTATCGTATTTACTCATTGCTACTGTATTGAAAGACGTTAAACCCAAGGCTTTCCAACCCTATTATAGCATCGTTACCCAAACCGACAACCAGGGCTTTGCCCTGAGGTGGGGTGCAAAGTTTGCACATGTAGCTCATTAGTTCCAGTAATCTGTTATCTTCGGTTACAGTGTGGAAGAACCGGGCGGCTGATCCGGAATCCCCTGGATAAATCCTTCCCTGTGGCTGATAGTTACCTTGTCCCGGCCTATACTTGCTTTCCGGTTTTGCTGATGAGGGGGAGTTGCAAGACTTGCTAAAGGGAAACTTTGCCCTTATGGCCTCATCGTCTTGGATGATAACATTAGTTGGCCACCTCCCCTCCTCCTTTAATACCTGAGGTCGGGTATTTTCCAAGGTGGATAACCCCCACCCGTCCCCCTTATCCCTCACATTCCTGTTTATAGTCCTCAACTGACTAGCATCGGCTTTAGCATCGACAGGTACTCTGCAACTACCTATGCTTATTGCCCCCGTTCCGTATCTTAATACGTTCTGAGCCACAGACGCCTCTAAAGGTAATCTGGCTAAAGTTATCATTAGCTTAGGGTTTCCCAAAAACATGATACAATCTCTAATCTCAAACCCTACATCCTCAATACCTTGAGTTATACGGTGGTGCTCCAATACCGGGCACAGGGCAGCAATGTGTGAACCAGGCTTTAACCTACTTGCCACCGTGCTCCAATTTGAACTATTGGAGCCATTAAAGTAAGCGATACAAGAGTCTACTTTACTGATGTTCATAATCTCCCACCGAACCTAGGAACAATACCTCACCACCAGGGGGGTTTATCATCTTGACCAGGTAGTCGATCAACCCTTTGACCTTATCATCCCCCTGGACTGAGTAGAAAAACCGTGCAGCAGATCCATGATCACAATAGGTGGAGTTCCCGATGTATCCACCCCCGCCGAAACAACCTCCCCCATACTGCTTGCCTAAATAGTCATCCTGACCATAGTTCTTCTTCCACCCATTCCCTGCCTCTGGGAAGTTCCTCAGCACTTCTGGGCCACCGTCGTGGATTAGGTTTGCGGGCCATCTCCCGTTTCCCTTGTAAAGTTCCAGTGGGTTACCATCTTTATTGTTCTTTCTTACCCCAGGATTGTAATCAGATGCTGCGTTGTGGTGATAGTTTTTGCCTATTCTTGGGTCATCGTTTGAGTCGAAGCTCACTCTGCACCCATCTATATTTATCGCCCCTACCCCGTACCTAAGCACATTCTCCGCAACCGTCCCATCCAAAGGCACCCTGGCCAATGTCACGATTAGCCTCGGTTTCCCCAAGAACAGCACCGAGTCCCTGATCTCAAACCCAGCATCCTCAACCCTTTGAGTTATACGGTGGTGCTCAAGAATGGGACAAAGTGCAACAATGTGTGATCCAGGTTTCATCGACTTTAACACCTTGCTCCAGTCAATGTCACAAATACCTGTCTCAGGCAGTGCTATACAACAATCTTTCATTTACACCTGTTCTTAATACTTTAGGGTATTTACCCCCGTGTCTACCCGAGAAACTCCAGAACCATCTCCAGCTTGTTGCGAACCTCCGCAACGGTACCCACGTGGCCCCAGTTGATCGGGGTATCACCGTCAGGGGCTGGCATGTCAACCATGCGATCCTGGAGGGCCTTCATCAACCCCATAACCTCATTGTGCTGGGACAGGTAAGCTTCTTCTACGGGCGTCATCGGTCTTAAGGCAGTGCGGCTCAGCCGCTTACCCCCTAATTATACTGCCTTCCCTGGGTAAACGTCAACCTACAACGGGGCCTAGTAGCGGGGCAACTGGATGGTCTTGGAGATTCGGCTGGCAGGCGTAATCGCCACGGTCATGGTTTTACTCCACGCTTTAGCCCACCGACGAGCAACCTTCAGTTCAACGATCGGGCTGCATCGGTTCCACCCATTATGGTTCAGAGCCTTTACCCATAGCACAACGGGGTACATCAAGTCACCACGGCCATCCATGATCGTAAGGCCATCCATTAGAGGATCCATTGCCTCATAAACGGCCCTGGTTTTTGTTTTGGCTTGCGGTTCAGAAAACATCTTTAACCTCCATTAAAGCAAGGGGGCAATGCGATGGACAACTATTGCGACTGTGAGCAGAGCCATTAGGAAACCAGTAATGAAGCTGAATGGCTCAATGAACGGCCTCTTTTCAGGTGTCATGCTCACATTATACACCTTTTTCCTGGGGCGTCAACCCCCTCAGCAATGAGGAAACCTCATCCTGCCCATGCACCCTCCCCACAGCCTCTAGGCAGTGATCCCACCTCTCTAGTCCGTTGCCGGGAGTGGTCGTCCAGGGCTTAAAGTCCCGAACCCCGGCATCCACTTTGGCTTGAGCCTCGTGCATAGAGCAGCCATACCCCATGCAAAGCTCTACAGCCTCATCCTCCCTGAAGTCCAGGTGGGTGAAGTGGTCCACAACATCTGAGAACCTTGCCAGAAGGCCATTAGGCTGCTTTACGATTCGCCATCCCATTCCCCTGCCTCCTTCTCAATAGATAAGGGGATCAATAAACGTCGCCACCATAGCAATCCTCCATCAGCTTGTTATAGAGGTCAGTGAGCTTAGGGATGTTGCCACCGGCTTTATCCAGTTCAGCCTGAACCCGTTGAACATTGATACCGGGAAACTCGGCAAGATTGCGAATCTCTTGGGTCAGGTAGTTGATTTCAGCGGTGGCCATTGTCTCTAAAGCAGTGGCGGCCCTGCCGCCTTACACCCATATTATACACCTTTGCTCAGGTGCTGTCAATCCCTTTGCCTTTGGCTTGCGCAAAAGAAAGGCCCCGGCCAAAGCCAGGGCACTCCCCCTTGCCGCATCAGGACAGCCTCAGACAGGCATCGACAACCACTCTTCCCGCTGAGCCTGAGCAGCCATGAGCCGCTTGATCTCCTCCATCCGCTTCCGGCCAGCCTCCCTAGCCGCCTCAACCCGAGCCCTGAGCTTCTGATTGTAGATAGGGAACCCCTGACGCAGCTCATCGATCTCCTCCCTGGTCATCACGGAGCGGAGGTTCTCCCCACGATCCAGGGCGTCCGTGTACATCTGGCGCAGGGTCTCGAAGCGGTCGTTGTCGAATGTAGCGATGTCCATCTGACTAAAGGCAGTGCGGCCTCAGCCGCTTACCCCTATATTATACACCCTCCTGAGGGGGTGTCAACCCCTCCGCAGGGAACTGAGCCTTAGCAACCTCCCTAGAAAGCCTCACGATCTCATCTATGGCATCAGATCCGAACCTCCCCTTAAGCATTCTCATAAAAACCTCCCGTTCAACCCTCTCCATTTGGGCAGCTTTCTTATCTCGTTCTCTCCGCTGAGTCACCTCAGCTTCGATCGCCTTAATGAAAAAGGTGTTGATAAATCTTTGGAACTTTACTTTTTCAACCTCTTCTGGAGCCAAGGTGTTGAGTTCAGACTTGTAGAATGAGAGGTTGGCCTTCACCTCTACATGGAGAGCCTTTAGATCCTCCAAGGGTAGTGACGACAGTTCAGAGACGTATAGGTCTCTTCCCAGGGAACCGCTACTGTAATAGCGGGTCTTCGCCTTTTTGATGTTTGCCTTCGATACTTGCGTCATCGCTGTTTAAGGGGGGACTACATAAAAAAATGGGGGGGCTCAGGCCAGCCCCTCCGCCCCCATCCGCAGGTTGATTGCCTGATCCAGCAGCTCCGGCATTCCCTCATCCGCAACCTTGAGGGCGCCGATTGCCGACCGCAGAGCCCCGGCGACGTTGTCCGCCTCAATGGTCACCACAGGTCGGGCAGCAGCCCGCTCCTGCAGCCCCTTGGCAAGGTCAGCCTTGAACACCTCCCGTGCCTGATCCTTGGTCATGCCCCGGTAGAGCTTGCGGCGATCCAGCAACCAGCTCGTCTCAAAGAGCTGCTCGGCAACCATCCCCATTTGCATAGCATCCAGGGCCTTCATCCGTGCGACCGTCTGCTCCAGGGTCGTGGTGACGGCTCCCTTCTCCTGAGTGGTAGCAAGCATGGTTCCAAAGCGGTGGGCGGGTCAACCGCCCTTACCCCTATATTCTACACCATCCTGGGAGGGTGTCAACCCCCCTCCGCTGGAAGGGGGTTACCCCGGTGCAATCAGCGACCCCGGAGAGCCCGCTGGGATGACCCAACAGCCTGGCGAGCCGTAGAGATGGAACCCCCTGCGGAGTAGCCCGCATGGCGTCCAGCAGCGGAATTGGAGCCTTTGCTGGCGGTTCCCTTGCTAAGATCGGGGTGCAACTCAGCAAGGAACTCCTTAGCAGCCTCCCGCTCCTTATCGAAGGAACTCTTCAACACAAGACCGGGAACGTGGCTAACCCCGTTCGATGCAATCAGGCCGTCCTTCATACGACGTTCGTGATCGTCATATAGGGATTTTGCCACTCTGGAAGCCACCCCTTCACGGAACGCCATCCAATAGGACTTGCCTTTTGGCGACTCCCCTTTAGCCTCTTGCTTAGCCTTATTAACAACCCGATCCACAGCCTCCGTAAGGTAATCAATCAGGTCATAAGACTGGGAGATTTTGAGGGGGCGCCCATAGAAGTGGAACTTCGTGCAGGAATCCTGGGTACGGATGTAGGTATAGACGCACCCTTGCGTATAGGACACGGCGGACAGAATCGTGGACAGCCAAGTAGCCTTGACTTTGGAAGTCCAGATGTGCTCTTTCACAGCCTCGGGCAAGCCGTTGGCCAGGACTTGAGCGTGAGCATCCAGAACGATGTTGTTCTCTGCGGTGAACTGAGCATACTTAGCCGCAGCCAGTGCCGCCTCATGTTCGTTAGACGACGTGGTACGGGCCAACAGAGCTAGCGCTTTGCGTTGTGCCCGCTCAGCCTCTTCCCCCTCTGGTGTTTTCGCCAGGGAATGGTAGATGTCAACGGCATCACGGCCCATCTTCCCATTCACATAGAAAGCAAGTTTGCGGAACTCCTTACCGTGCGGGGGGACGTTATCACCATAGGTGCATCGTTGAACGTGATGGCACAGTTCGTGCAGGAGGACGTTTTCGATAGCCTCAGCCTGCTTGCGAGGGTTATCAATGCCCGTGAAAAAGTCAGGGTTAAGGGTAATTTCGTTGCGGCCATACCAGCCCGCCCATCGTTCCCGAACCTTCTGCCCCTGGGAAGGGCGTTGCCACCGGAACAACCGAACGTAATCAGCCGAGCCAAAGGAGAACAGCTCCTCAAGTTGTTGGTTGAGCCAGGCCTGGACGTGGGTTTCGTGGGTATCGACAGACAGCTTCACAAGGTCCATTTCGGTAATGCGGTGGCGGCCCCTGCCGCCTTACCCCTATATTATACTCCACCACCGGCTCAAGCGCAAGCCCCCTGGCCCCGCTGTTGGAGCCAAGGGGTGTTGCCATCAGGCAACCTAAGGAGGGTTTAGGTTGCCTTCACCTATCCCCGCTCAACCTATGCCATAGGCACAGATAACCTCCCCGCACAAGGAGCTTACCAGGGAGTAGTCAACCCTATCCGGCAAGATGCACTCCTCCTTAAGAACCCGCTCCGACTCCCCAAACAAGCCGTTAACCATTTCATCCACTTCCGTATAGGGAAGCTTCCCCTGTTTGATGTCCAAGAGTAACTGTCGATCGCCAGCCTTACGCCGATTGACCACAATCTCCCCGGTCTTCATCCCCTCAATGGCCATCACCATGAGCCTTACGCAATGGCTAGCATTCTTGCCATCATAGCCACATTGCCCCTCAATCTCCGACCTTTTAGGGTTGCGATTCTTTAGCCAATCTTGATAGTTGTTCCAACGTTTCAGGTCAGAACGGTATCGCTGGCTAACTCTAAGGAGAACCATGTACTCATCGCTAGCCCTTGTGATCTGCTGCGTCATTTCCACGCATTGTTCCGGGAGCAAGCTCTGTTTGAGCACACCTTTCCAATCCACCCTGTCATGGATGATCTCATACAAATCCTTGGCCTCCTGATAATACTCCACCCGATCCTTCACCAGGAGATAAAGGTATTCGATGAATGCCTCGATTTGAGTATTGGTCAAGTTGGCGGACGGAACATTGTAATCTTCCCACTCAGGGCGCTTTGTGGGAGGGTCAAGCAACCATTTCCTGTGCGTCTGCATCTTCTTAATCTGAGCCCGTGCATACTGGATGAACGTTCCGGCAATCCTCCTAGAAATCAGCTTATACCTATTGTCCACCAGGATTTGGGCAGGTGGTGTGATGAAGATGTAATCCTCAGGCTCTTGCCATAGCATTTCCAAAATGTTTGGATTCTGGGATTGCAACAACCTCAGGTACCTGCGAACGTCGTAGACAGTGGAGTCAGACCCGTCCAGCTCCGAAAACCTCGTGTCCGGGGACGTTTCTTCCCCCCAGCCCTTATCCTTCTGCTCAAACTCCTCCATTGACAGGTAGAACCTGCGGGGAGCAATGCAGATCCCTTTGTAGTCCAGATCCGATGTCTCAGTGTTGAGACCATAGGCATGGGAGCCGGACTTACAGAACAGGATCATCCCGTCCTCAATCTCTTTGCGGGTAATGGGTGTCATCTCAGTTGATGGTATTGGAGCGATCTTGGATTAAGGATAGCATACGATGGGTGTGTATCTGGGCTTCTTGTGGGGATAGGAAGACGAAAGACAGTTCCTCAGGTCTGTTTAAGGATTGATTCCAATCTCTAACAGCTATGTAACCCAACTCCCCTACCTTAACTGCCTGAGCTTGACAACTCAGACCCCCTGAGTGCAGAGTAACTTCATCGACACCCCCGTCCATGACCATGTACTGCTGCAACCTTTCGATTGTCACATCAATAAGTTGAAGCTTCTCCGTAAGCTCTGACAAGGATCGGGACTTAAGTTTGTCCCCCTCCAGGCTAGAACCAAGAAGCAAAGGTTTGACCGCTATGGCAACCCCCGTTTCATCCTCTTTAATAGAGTAAGAAATCATTGCCTATCGGTGAGGGGTTCTGATTCAGTGGTGGGAGGAAACTTGGGGAAATACTCTGTCTCCATAAACTTATCGGAGGACTCCAGAAGGTCGGCTGCCATAGCAACCTTCGTGGCCTTTAACATAGCCTCCAACTTACCGTAAATCTCCTCAAGCGAGGATGCGCTCAGTACCACTCGATCAGAACTGTTGATCGGCCTCTCCTTCAGGTGAAAGGTCTGGAACACTTTGTTGTCCGACCTTGATTTACTCACACTAATGTAGTAAACCGAGCAGCTCGATGCCAGTCTACCAACCTTCTGGTAGAAGTCCTTGACATCGCTAATTGAGTTGAACTCCATTTCCCTGGGGGCTATAAAAAAAAGGGGGGGTCACCCTTTGGGCAACCGCACCTTCCCAGTATAGGCGGTATTGGCCGGAATCCAACCATGGCCGTTGCTGCCATCGTCATAGGAAGCGGGATCCCCGTCCCCCATGTGGAACACCGGCTCCTCATCGGTCTTCTCCCACCGGCTCCAGCGCCACCCGTACCGAGCATCCTGGATCTTGCGGCGCTTGAACGCCTGTCCATCCTCACGGATTGCCAGTTGGGCAGTGACGCTGCTACCTGCCAGGGAATACAGAGCGGTCATTGGTCTCAAGGCGGTGCGGCCTCAGCCGCTTACCTACATATTATAGCACCCCCCTGGGGGCACAGTGTGGCTCAGGCCAGAACTGTCAGCGCTTGCTGATTCAGCGTTTGCTCATGGCCCTCCTTTTACCCAAGCCTGTTGTTGCCCACAAAAGCCGCCCTAAAGGGCGGGGTTTTACACCCGATCTATTAGATAAATCCGCTCCTTAAGAATGCTTACCACTGCTCGGGTCATGCGGTGGGTTGCCCCAGTATCCGGATACGGGGCTAAGCCTCTTCTTTGAGTCAAGGTCCCGTCGAGGACTGCCCCTGATACCAGCCTTGTTCATGGTTATAGGGGGGTCAGCAAGCGGATTTGTGGGTGGCCCCTATTCCCTCAACTGTACACACTTCCCCCCTGACCGGGCTCATTGCTCCCTGTGCAGGCAAGTTCGTGGTTCGATGCTTTAGGACACCTCTTGTTGCCACACTCGGGACACAACACCATGCGGAACATGTGGTACGAACCTGTTTGCTCTTTACAGCACTCTTGACACCAACACTCCACACTGAGTTGTTGATCCATCAGGCTGGCGGGTTCATGCTGCGTATTCAGAGAAAAAGCCTTTGGAGAACTTCCGTAGGCTATCGAGGGCGTTGAAGGTGGCCTCCACCCATTTTGCAATGCCTCCCTCATCCAATCCTTAACCAATTGATCCCAGTATCTTTCCCCTATCTCCTCAGCCTTGCAAATTGCCTCCTCTGCGGTATCGGCCCACCCACTGGTTTCTGACCTCCCGAACTCCCAGTCAGTAGCACTAACAAGCCACCAGTACCTGCTGTCTAAAAAGTCAACCTTGCAAGTAATGTTCATGGGCCAAATGCTCTTAACTGCGGGAACTCTTAACTCCCGGAGTTTTTCAGAGATCCCCAGGCTCCAACAACTATAGTTCATAGTTTTGTGATACCACTCGTACCTCCCGCATTTTGGAGGGAGATAGTCTAGTTCAAAGCTCATTTTTCAAGGGGTTTCAGTTCTTTGACGGGGCATTCCACTTGCATGTTTGACCGGGGGAAGTACACGATAGCAAGCCCTAGGCCAAAGTAGGAAAACAACTCCTTGATGTACCCTGGTTCTGATTCCAGGTTACTGTGTCCCTGGCCATCACTGAACAGGGTCACCTTGCTCCCTTCGTGAAGTGGCCAAACCGTGTCGGTTTCAACCATCTTTCCTACCCCTCTTGATGTCAACAGTGATTCTTTCCAGGGGTGGGTGATTGAAAACGTGGATGTTTACAACCCCTTCCTTAAGATTTTCCTCCGTGTTGTTAGTCTCGTCACAGACGATGCTACGGAAGTTGGACGGGCTACTACTAGCCCAACCCTTAAGGTCTTGGAACAGCATTCTACCCCCAACCTCCCTTTGCTCCCTCATCCTATCCTCGTCAAAGAGAGACTCTGAATGGGATGTCTCAAGGGCTTCCCGAATCTCCTTAAGGATCTGCAACTGGACTGGGGTGGGTTCACTCATGCTCCTCCCCCATATACCTATAAAAAGCCTTCATAAACGCAGAGACGTCTTCCTCATAGGATGCGTCATGGGCGTACCAATCAACATCAACCCTACCACGGATACGGTCGGAGAAGATTAGATCGAACTTAGCGTCCCAAGAGATGGAAGAGAGGTAAATCTCTTTCGCCTCTGCGAAGATTGCTTTTAACTCGGAAAAACTTACTTGAAGTGCCATTTTGATGTTAGGTTGATGTTAGGATACGCCCTTAAGGCAGATAGAACATAAGGAAAAGTCAACCCTGGGGAGTCGAAACATTGTGTGATCCCCGGAGCAGCATGTAGAATCCCCGCACCTGAGGCAATTATCGCAGATCCACTCCTTCTGCACCTTGCATCTTACAAAGTCCTCAAATTTGTATTGTTGCAGGGGGTTTAGTACCGGGGTTTTGGTCATGCGCATAGCTCGACCCTCACTCCCAAGGCGTCATTGTTGTGAACCCTGTCAAACAGGATCCACTGGGTCCCATCAAACAGGTAGTTGTAAGGCTCAAGGTAGTTGGACAGGTCGTTGAGGTTGTCGTGGGAAGCATAGGGCAGTTCTGAACGATCAGCAACCCCCTCGCTAGAAATTCTAGAAACGTCTCCTCCCGAGATCAGGTCAACCACCTTGGCGTAGGTGTTGAAATGGTTGAGGAGGACTGGGCCTGTGTGGGAGGGATACCCGTCACAGTGGCAGTAGATGGATTGGGCTGTGCCATCGGCGTGTCTAATGGCGATGAGGCAGTGAGTGCTCATTCGCCTTTACTCATTGCGAACATGGCTACACCAGACCAGCTAAACGCCATAAGGATTAGAAATGCCGGACTATCTTTCATGAGTACGGCTATGAAAATAGACGCTGTAAGGAAGCAATAGTTACTGAGCTTCATCCGTCTCGGAGGGTGGTGATGGGGGTAGACCCCCTTAGGAAGGGTCAACCCTCAGGGTACCGCAAGAGACTTGGTTGCGCAACCGGCGAGCCTCAGCCGACAAGTTGTAATCCTGTTCATACCAGTATTCCAGCTCTTGGCGGGAAAGGGCAGAGATAAGCCAGCGGCTATAACGATCACGGGGGAGGCGGGCATACTCCCTCTCAACCCTAACCAACTTCAGGTTGCGGCTAAGGAGAAGACCGAGCCGCTCAGGTTCGGGCATCAGGCGGATTGCCTGGGTCAGGGCGATCCTGGCGGAGCCATTCAGGTCGGGAGGGGCAATGATCCCAAGGGGGTTGGCCTCGGAGACAAGTTGCTGGCGATAGGGGCTAGGCATTGCACTGAAGCGGTGGCGGCTCCTGCCGCCTTACCCCCATATTATACCACCCTTACCCCGTGAGTGGCAGGGTGGGACAAAAAGCCCCAGCATTGCTAGGGCGGAGGGCGGTGCTATTAGGCACCGGAGCCGTAATTATCGGCAAGGTACATGGAGTCCCACGCCTCCCTACGGTCGTCATCCTGCCGCTCCAGGGCCAGTTCCTCATCGGTGGGAACGACGTAGAGATCCTCAAGGTTAGGCATGATACCTCCATAAGGTGGACGACTCGGCCGCCCTTACCCCAATATTATACCACCCTTTGCTCCGCAAAGACAAGGGGGTTACATACGCTCATTGACGACAATCCGGGACACGTATTGGGGGCCATCCGCATAGAAAACACGGAGATCCTCAACTAGCTCCTGGAGACCCTCATCCGTGCTCTCACCCTCATCCAACCTCAGGTAGCCACTCTGAAGGAAAGTGGCGTTGGTGGATCCGCCAAACACAAGGCTGTCGGCCGTCCTGAGCACCTCAAAGTACGGGTTGTCATCACCCGTAGGAACTTCGATGATGCCAAGGGCGGTTGCATCGGTGATGTCCTGCGGTTGCCAAACTTCGGGGAACATTGCTATCGGAGCGGTGGCGGCTCTGCCGCCTTACCCCCATATTCTAAGGCACGTCAGCCCCCATTGTCAACCCCCTCAAACTCCTTCTTCAACTCTAGGTAAAGCTGGAACCGTTCATCCCTATCCTTCTCATTCCTGCCAATGACTCTTTGGAGAATCCAGTCAGATGTGGGAACCTTGTCAATCTCGCTCACTACTTTACAGACGATAATGTTGTCTAAGGGGGAACCCCAAGCATCCTTGTCAAACCTCCCGAATGTCGAGGCGTTATAGGTTGAAGACTCTGACTCTCCAACCATTTCATCGACTAAGGATACCAAGTAATCCCCAAGCCCCTCCTTACTCTCGATGTGGAACCCTGAATCGGGCAGAGTTATGGATACACTTCTTGGGGACCTAATCAGTGCAAAGTAGTTCATTTCATTCCTCCTTAAGTTTATCCGAACTTTGGTCTGTCCTGAAGGAGCTAGGTTGATAGGTCATTTCCATAGTTCCACAGACAGTCACTCTATCAAGAGGGCGGCCCTCCTTTTGCTCCGACAACAACCTCAACCTTTCAATAACCTTCCCAACATCCCCCTCTAAAATGATGCTTCCCTCAACCCCCTGAGCGCTAAGGTTATCAACCACCCATTGCAAAACAGCGGCGATAACCCTCTCTCGATCACCACGGCAGGGTTTGAGGGTTAGGCCCATTGTCTCACTCACAAGTCCCTTAACTGCATCATCAATAGACCCTGAAATCGCAGTTGCCCTTTCCATTGAAAATTCCTTCTTATTCCTGGGGTTTGATTCAGTCGTTGGGGTAAGACCGTGCCTTATCCCCAAGGCAACCCCTAAGGGTGGCAATTAGCTCAGGGATGAAGGTGTAGTGAATAGCTGTGATAAGCTCGCTTTCGAAATCGTCGGGAGGGCCATACCAAACTTCAACAACATCACCTTTGTAGCGATGCTGGAAAAGCCTTGACCCTGACCTATCTTTCTTGGACATTTACAGTTCCTTAGGTGAGGTCAATCTCCAGGGATCTCATCCAATGCTGACCGAATGGCCTCGTAATCAGCATCATCCTGCATGTTTGCTGGGTAGTCACTCTTTGATAGCCTGTCCAGAGCCTTCAGCGCCTTCTGCTTTTTGCTAAGGGGCTTCGGCCTACAGTTCTCCATGAGGTTGGCCCGTGTTAAGGGGAGGAGGCAGTTGTCAAGGAAGTCTGCACACACCTCAAGTTGAGTGTCAGCGGCAGCAGCATAAGCATGTTTCGCAACATGGTGGGCAATGGTGGCTGTATCCTTGCCACATAGGTATGAGGTAGGGTGGGCATTCCGGGCCTCACGGAACCACTGGTTGAGTTGTTGCTCTGAGGGTTGCATCGGATGGTTATCCATTTTCTAAGCAAGAAGGGAAATAGGGAAAAGCCCCAGCGTTAGCCAGGGCTTGACAAAAGGATTAGGCGGCGGTGGGCAGATCCACCACCTTCCCTTGGAACTTGACCCGGTAGACCCGGCGGGCATCAAAGCTCCTCCACTCATTCAGGTTGATGTCCATGATGCGGAAGACATTCTGAGCCTTCTCGGGATCCTTGATGGGGTTGCCAGTGCCCAGGATCTGCCCCTTGTGGCGGGGGTTGAAGGTGAGCTGACGCTCGCTGCCATCGGCCTTGGTGAAGGTCACGGAGACCATCTTCGACCCAGCCTCCTGGATCACCTGGCGGATAAGCTCGTGGTTGACGGTCTGGTTGGCGTTGTCCATGGTTTTGGAGCGGTGCGGGCTTCGCCCGCTGACTCCCATATTATAACACACTGCACTGAGGAGACGTGACTGTTCTGCCCCTCTCAAGTCAGCGCAACCTGACAACCGCCCCGACTGATGAGAATACGTTGTTGAACTTCCTGTGGTCATTGCCCCAATACACCATAGCGCAAGCCATGGGGGCACCCTTGGCACTTTCTACACCGTTTATCATGAACTTAAGTCTAGTGTCTCCTAGAAATGATACTGACGTAGCAGAACCGAATACGAAGTTTTTCCAGTGGCTTGTATTAGTGGCTACCGGAATCAGAGCCAAGACTTCGGAGTTATGGACAAGGTTAGCATTGTGACATAGCCGGAGCCAATCTTTAATGGAAGTCTTTGTTTCTTTATCTTTTCCGTATGGTGGGTTAACAAATATCTTCCCATACTCCCAGCTTTCCACAATACCAATAATCGACAACCCCACTCAGCACCCTTTCAATCTCCTGATTCATTTCTCTCAGCTCATGCTCCTCAATCTTCCTATTACAAAATGTAACAGCCTGGTCTAACTCGACTATCCCGCCGAAGATCGAACCCCCTTTAGCCCTTGTGAGGTTAACCCCAAACATGTACTTATCGTCAATGCAGAAGATGGCATAACCGCCACTTGCGATCGAAGAGTGGTAGAAAAAGGAGCAGTTGTGCATCTTCTTCGCTTGTTCCTCAAGTTCCAATGTATTCTTCGCATACTCAACCTTATACTTGCTCATTCTCTCAGAGAGCAGGGAGCAGAACTCCATTGACGGCTTGGTCGCATCAAAGTCGTAATGCTTAAATGCAATGGTATGGCCCCGGCGACCTATACCAGGCACCATCTGAGACAGTTGGTCGTGAAGTTCTCTCAGCGTCTTGTATTGAATTTGCTCATGGTTGAAGCCATTATTCCCCCCTAGTTGCTCAATCATTCGGAATGTGTCAGAGACGGTGAGGGAATCTCTAACGACTTCGACAAACTCAGTAACTTCCAGTTTGTCAAACACTTTCATCTGCCCGACTTTTAAGCTGTTAATTTTGTAGACCATGAACGGGTCATCCGACAAGTACCGTTTACACTCAGATACTGCCTTCAGGAACTGCTGGGCATGGTCAAGGGACTTGTGTATGCGGATGTACCTTGCCAGGATTAGGATCTTATTAGATGCTCTGGGGTGGTTCATGATTGCCCCATAGAGGAGCCTACGACTAAGTTTTCCCTTCGTCCTAAGAACTTCTTTGAGAGGGTCATTTCTCAGATGTCGAGAACATCCCAGGTTCCTCACCGTCTGATCGTGGAAGTTTGCTGAGCCGGGGTAGCAAAGCTGATACATTAGGCAGAATGGGTCTTTGCTCAGCCCTTTATAGCTGATCCCATTCCTCCTTAGGAATGCACGAACAACAGATAGGAGTCTTTGTAGCTGAACTTTGGGAAGACCATCCCTTTTGTTCTTGGGCCGGGTATCTACAAACACCTGCTCTATCTTGTCCCTTAGCCGGTTGGGACTCACTGTTATTACTTTGTTGGCCCCTGTGCGAGCATCCTTATTCACCTTATAGAAGGTAAACCTCTTCTGCCCATCTTTGTTAGTCTTTAGAGACAGGGTGTAGGTGAAGTGGTTGGAGAATAGGAACTTGTGGTCGGTCGGTGATTGTCTACATCCGTGACCGCAGATAAAGGACACCTTGCCCTCATGCTCAAAGGCGACCACCGAGAATACCGCATTAGCACTCCTGCCTTTTTCAGTTTTGACAAGGTTTTTGCGATAGCTCGCAATCTTCCTCATGGAGATGTAAGGCTTCTTCTTTTCAGTTTCTTTGACCAGTTCCTGAGTCAGTAACATTTTCTTGAGAATTGGGAAAGTTTTTGTATTTATTCGCAAAAAACTTGTAAATGTGGAAAAAGATCGTTTCCACCCGCAATTATTTCATAAGAAGTCACCATTATACAAGGTCAGAGGGATAGTTAGAGAGACCTCGTTACAAAATACGTCAATAACTTTTACTGCCACGATGGATGTCGTTCCATTAGGTTGGTAGTCGCAAGAGCTTAAGCATAAAGTCCTGCACTTACGGGTCCTGAAACTTTGCCAATGGCTTTTAAATTCTCTTCCACCGTAGTCAAAGTCAACAGACCAATAATCGATCCAGTCACACCAGTGGTGAGTTAGCTGTGTTTGGAAGAAACTATTATCCGGCAGTCTACTAACTCTTACTAGATTGTTATCGACTACTACTGTGGCTGTTTTCTTTCTACCGGACAACAAGTTGTTTTTTGCATCTTCTAGTGAGATGCTAGAGCTTACTCTAAAGTTTATCAGGTTCACCTTAAACCTATCACCCTCCCAAACAATTTCAGCATCAGCTATTTCGGTTAGGTTTTTATCCCTCCCGCACCCCCTTGCTTCAATAACCTCGAAAGACCTGTAGTCTTTACCATTGTCTATAAGGTGGCCTTGAACACCAATCATCCGCTTACGGGTTGTATGTATTGCAAACTTGCCAAGATCGGCTGCGATCCATTTACGCCCTTGTTTTTCGGCGACTGCCGCCATTGTTCCAGAACCACAGAAAAAGTCTGCGACTAGATCGTTCTCTTCAGAAGCAGACAGGATGATGCGATTAAGAAGTTTTTCTGGCTTCTGCGTGGGATATCCAACTAGCTCGGAACCCACGGCAACAGCAGCTCGGCCTGTGACTTTTGGGATATCACTCCACCAGTCGTAGGGATTCTTCCCTTCATCCTGATAATATCTATATTCCTTACCATTTACGACCTTCGTGTAATATTTGCGGCCATCCTGATCTGTTTTAGTGAAGGCCGAGGATGACTTGTCGGAATACAGGTCGTATGCGATTTTGATCTTGTCTTTGTTGAGGGTAAATGCGTCTATATTCTTTGCGTAGAAGTGGAGGGTGTCGTGCTTGTTGGGGTATCCCTCTTGAGGCCTACCGCCTTGAGTGTAGCACCAGATGACTTCGTTAATGTGATTCTTTGCCCCGAATATTTCGTCCATTGCGCATCTCACGATTGCCGTCACTCTGTAGTCGCAATGCAAATAGATGCTTCCAGACTCAGAAAGCAAGTCCCTCATGAGTACAAGACGCTCAAAAATCATGGAAACGAAAGAATCGGCCCCCTTCCCCCAGGTGTCACGGTATGCTATCTCCTCAAGGATGTTGGGCTTCTTAGTGAATTTATTCTCTCCAATCTCGACATCCATCGAAAAATCTGCACCCACGTCAAAGGGCGGATCGATATAGATCAGCTTGAGGCCGCCCTGATCTTCGATTTGCTGCCGCAAGGGGCCATTCTTCAGCGAACTCAGAATCAGCTTATTATCTCCCAATATCAACTTATTAACCCAATTACCTTCGCAGTTACTGCCTTGAGAGCCTATTGTCTCAGAGTTTACGAAGGGGACTACTTCATTGCAAACTTGATCTGTCTTTCCCTCCCACACTAGCTCGGTTTTTCGGTCATTGTCAAATAGTAAGAACCTGTATTTATCAGGAAGATAACTATTAGAATCTAGGTAATCTTTTATCTGTTTTTTATCTTCATCACTCAGGTTGATTTTCATACCGTAATGCTTGAGACTTTAAGAAGAGCAAGAGTCGCAGTTTAGCATACTTAGAAGTATTGGCGGTTGGCTAACGATCGGGGAATGACCAACCACCGTTATAGACGTGTTCACCCATAACGTCACCCATGGCCGGGGCTGGAGCGGGCGGATTCCCCTCTACCGGGGCAAGGGAAGGCCATCCCCACCCCTCCCTCACGGCCATTGCCCTGACATCAGCGATGCACTTTTCGGCATCCTTGCGGCTGTCGAAGGTGGGGAAGCAGCACTGCTCCCCGTCCGGGTCGTCGTAATTGTGAATGTGCCACACTTCTTTGGTCACGGTGCTGGGGCAAGTTCCCATATTATAGTCCCCTCCCCCCGGTCCTGTCAACCCCTGGAGCCCCCCTGGCACAGAGAGCAGTTAGCGCAATGCCGAAGATCGCACCAAGCATGAAGCTGGGGCCATGACGGGGGAATAAGAGGTCAACCGCAAACGTAACAACCCAAAATACAAGGATCATGCTACAGAATCGGTAAAGAAGGGGACGGTCCCGCAGATTTTATCTGGGTCCATAATACGGCTGCCGGGGGAAGAGCTGGATTGACTAACCTTTTGGCGGCAATCCAAGGCAGCCTCGTATGCCTTCTGAAACATTAGTCGATCTTGCTGAGTGCTCCATGCTTTTAAGTAACCTTCATAGGCGTTGAAGGAAAAAGCAATCAGGCCGAAAAATAACAGTCCGATAAGAAAGGAGATGGCTACAGAGGATTCTTCAGATAGTTTCATTGCGGGGTTTCATCCAAATCAGTGCGATAGAGAAGATCCACAGGATGATGTAGAACCCTGTGTGGTTGGGGTGGTCAGGATTCTCCAGTTTTTTGATCCTGAAGTTAACCCTTTCCCCGTCATAGGTCCAGTAATCCCAGTCCGTTGGCACCCTAACTGAGAAGTCAATCTCAGGGTGCTTGTAAAGGTGCAGTATCTCCCTGGGCATCTAATCCCCCTCCGAACAACACACACTCCCCTGGCCGTCCTGAAATCTGTGGGGGAAGTTTCGGCGGAGGATTTCTGTAGAGGAGCGATGAGCTATTATCGCCATCCTCATGATCGTCAGGCTAGCGACTAGCCCTTCATACTGTTCTTCTTTCTCGGCAATCTCCCTGAGTCGGCAATCCCCGATCACCCCTTCCCTCTGAAACTCTTCATACTGGTTGACAAGTTCCCAGAGTTCATCGTCACTTAGGGTGCAGGGGTCAAACAAGTAGATAATGGTATCCATGGCAAGTCAGTGAAAGATGCAGCGGAATGCCCTAACGTTCATCTGAAGATCGGACATTAGGTGGCAGGGGTTGCCTGGAGTTTTCCCGTTGAAGCCAAGAGCTATACCACCCTTTTCAATGTGGTTATTGCCTTGGGACTTTTCAGACGTCCAGTACGTCCCTTCCTTGAACTGCTCAGGAACCGCAACCATAGCATACTGGAGCTGCTTGACTGTGGGGATAAACCACTGACTTGGCAGAAAGCCGTTATTGACAAGGGCATTGTACACGGGGGAAGCCAAGGTTAGGCGCCACTCACAAAGCCGCTCTGTTTCCTTGGGGGCTATTACGATAGCTACACTGCATGGGTTGTAGATAACGACGCTGCCATCTTCCAAGGTATCCCCTGCATTAGCCTCAGAAATACTGGGATAATCCTTGAACTGTGAGAGCTGATGCTTAAACTCCGTAAGCTGTGACTCTAGCTCCTCAATCTTTGCTTGTAAATCCTTCTTAGTTGTCATTTGTCTCACAGGTGGGGGGATAGGGGGTTAATCACCTTAATTGGATGTTATCGTCAGAAGTGCCGTCAATGGAGAAATTGGCACAAGTCCCCTTCAACGACGGTAAACATGCACTCAAAGGCAGAGAAGAAGTCGTACGGGTATTGCTCGCATTTTACCTGGGAAGAGTCATCAGGGCGGATGATGTAGTTTATCCCGATCACGGGTTGACCCTGGGTGCAACGTCCCACAATCGTCCCTGTCACGCCTGGCAAAGGCTGATCGTCCTTCATCCTGATGCGGGTTCCCTGCGGATACCCCTCCATCATCTTTCTTACCTTGTTAAGGTCAACTTCCTTGATTGTCTTATCAGATTTTTTGGGCATTGTCCTTGATCCAGTCATTGTACTCGATGATACTGCACTTGGCACCATTGCTAAGGGTAGCTTCTCCGCCAGACCTGACAACTGCTACCTTGGGGTCACTCTCTGGCGTCAACGCCTCAGTTGTCCCGTCAGCATACCTAACGATGTGCTTTCCCCCTCTCCACACGGGCAGATCAAGACTTTCGGGATCGTCAATCCAACCGATGGCCCGCCAGGTGAACCCCTCATTGGACACTACCAGCAAGGTGGTGCCGGTTGTTTTACTAAGGACTGAGTCGGGGTAGTGACTCAACCACCTTTGAATAAAAGGATGGCTGGTAAGCTCCTCAACCGTATTGAAATCAAAGTTAACTCTCGTTATCCCCCTAGAGTCGATGAACGCAGGGATACGTTGTTTGAAACGGTTCATTTTCTCAAGTCAGCGGCGATAGAAAGAATCGTCTCCAACGCATCCCTCCAACCATCCACATAAAGTTGGTGGGCATAGTCAATGTCTTCAATATTCTCCTCAGGGTTTGCCTGATTGGAAGCTTCTTGAATAGCGGCGGCAACACAAACTCTTTCCAACTCGTCAACACTGTAGTTCCGTTGGAAATCGGGAGCATTCCCGTACGCATCCAAAACAGCCTGAGCAGCAGGGCTAATCGTCATTATTCTCATCAACGGGGTGAGCAGTTACGTCGATCACCTTGCCTTCCTGAGGGTTGCGCCACCACTCTACCCACCTTTTGGGATCCGAAAACGGAAGTTTCTCTGTTTTTTCAGGGGTGGGTCGTGGGGGTCGGACGTCCGCCATGTTAATCCTTCCCTTGGGGACAAGACCAACCCCTCCTTCCCTGACTACAATATCATACTCATCTGCAATCCTATCAAAGTCAGGCATGACTACAAAGTCACCCTCTGCGTTTATGTGGGAATCCTGGGGGTCAAGATAGTACCCGTCTTTCCAAACTCTTTCGACAAAATCCAGAAAGTCTTCAAGACTACCCGAGATTTCAGTTTTGCCCTTAAGTCCTCCCTCTGTCTTAAAAGCAAGATTATCTGGAAGTTTTTTCTTAAGAAGTTCGAAAAGTTTTTCGTCTGACATGCTGGTTATGGGGTGCGTATTGGCACTATAGCACTTTTGACGGCACCCCAGGAGTGTCACCAGTTCTGAGCAATCTCTTTGGCGTTATCCCCCAAGAAGGTATAAACCCGCTTGCTCGGTAGTCTGCGGCCGAGGATGTCGCAGCAAACTGCCAACTCATCACCGTCAGCCTGGATGCCGTAAACTTCTGATTGCTCCATCTGAGCCTTCAACTCATCGGCGAAAACCTCGTCATTGACGTGGCCAGACACCCCCTTTCTAGAGCAAAAAGTAACATAGATCATGGGATTCACTCCGTTTACATTCCCAGCCTACACCACCCTCAGGACAGTGTCAACCCCTTTCTGCGAAAAAGTCAGTCGGCAGGGAACGGCACAGCACGGTCTATCTCGGTGTACTCAAAATCCTCCTTCAGCCCTTCTTGATACCGTCTCCAGGCGTCATCGGCCGCCTTCCCAGGAGTATCCCCATAACCCCGGAGCCTATAAGTCATTCTGTCCTCATAGTCGTGCCAAGTAAGGAATGACCTCCAGTCTTCGGGGCTTTTTTCCTCTACCCTAATCTCTTGAAAAAACTCCTTCATTACCATAGCAGTTACTCACGATAACCATTATAAAGCTCTATCTGACCTTCACTAAGGATCAGCATCCCATACTTCCTGCGGAACTCCATCAGCTCCTCAAGGGTGTTCAACTCTATGGAAGGGTTCTTGGTCTGCACGATTGCCAAGACCTCCTCCTGGTCTTCCCGTAACATAGGGTTATAGCTCAGAAAGGAGAACCCTAGGGGTTTAAGCTCATCGGCCTCTTCAGGCGTATAGGTCAGCTTTGTGGTGGTTAGGGTGAACTTCATTTTGCTCTACCTCCTGTAATGAGTGATTGGGCAAGTTGCTGTAGGGCCCCCCAGCAGGGGTCATGGCTAATAGGACGTGTTTGCCATCCGGGCAACAATTCTACCACATCCCGTTCGCTTATACCCTCAGGGAGGTGCAGGAAGATGGATCGCAAGGTTGCTAGGAGTTCAATCAGGAAGGCAGGGTCATCGCCAGCGCAGTAGTCAACACACGGACCCGCAGAGCCTTTGCGCCAGGCGACTGCCCGAACACCAAACATCACCTTCCATGTTCCGATCGACCACATGCCGCTACTGCTGCGCCACATACAATGGTACGTAGTCTCAGGGTCCACCTGATTAACGAGAATGAGTTCCATTAGTTTTCGATTAGCCCAGGGTTTCAGGGTAGATAGCGACTGAGCCGTCTGCCAAAACCATATGTACCAGTTCTCCGTCATAGCGAACAATGGCTGCGTTCGGATACTTGCCCCTGGTGCTGGTCTCGATAGACTTGACGGCCCTATCATAGGTAACAGGAACACTGGTCACACGGGTAAACTCAAAACCCTTGACAGCGTTTCCTGCGCAAATGGCACTCTTAACCCTTCTCTTTACCCTATCGAACCTGCATTCAGTATCGTAGAAGGTGTAAAGGTGGCATAGGGGGCCTACGCCCCAGTTTGCGACTTCCATACTCATGCCAAGGCGTTCCCATCTATTGTAGGTCTCCTGTAGAGGCCTGTCAACCTTTTGCTGCGCAAAAGAAAAAGGCCCCGAAGGGCCTTTGGTAACGACTTGATACAGGGGTGAAAACCCCGGTTAATCAGTTGAAGGAAACGATCAGAATGTGGCGACCGCCGATGTCCACAACCTCACGGATGAGGGGGGTGGTACCATCAACAGTCACTTCGACTCCACCGTCAGCAACAGTTAGAGCCTTACCGGTTAGACCAACGGATAGTTGGGCATTGAGGGTGAAGGCAGCAACGTTCAGGGGATCCACTTCAACGATGAGTGAACCGCTGGAGGCGACGGAGGCTTGGCGAGCGGTGTAAGGCTGAGCCAGAGCGGTAGGGATGTAACCTTGGTTGACGCCAACGACTGGACCCTCAAAGGTGGCAAGATCGCCGGGGCGGCAGACCTTATTTGCGGGGGCAGTGTCGTAGGTTGCATAGGCAACTACAGCAAACTCAGGGATTTCTACGATACCGATTTCGGTTCCTGCGGCAACGGCGTTGTCAGAACCTGTTTCAGCATCAGTAGCGGCTTCCCAGGTAGAGGCGTATCTAATGTATTGACGACCGTAAACGGGTGCGATATTCAGAGACATGTTTCTTTGTGATAAGGTTTTCTTTGTTGATTACTCTAGGACTAGTTTTTCACCTAGTTGAGATACACTATCTTTACCCAACTCTTCCTCCTTGTCTTCCCCTACGTCCCCCTCAGGGATGAAACGGCTGATGTAGCGAGGTACAAGGGTCAATGACAGTTTTGCTACTCTATTACCCCCTGTCTCATGGCCCTCTGTCTTCTTAGTATCCTCGTCATCATAGAAGCAACGATCAACATCTAGGAATCTCGCACCGGTCAAGTAACAGTCATGGGCGCAATACGAAAATCCGAAGTTCCTGCTCCCTGTACAGTTCTTCGTGAGAACCTTAAGGTCAAACCTTTTCTCCTTGAACGGGCTGTCCAGGACTCTGCTTGAGGACAGGTCTAAAACATAGCCAATCAGATCCTCGAAGTATTCGTGGTCATAGCAAGTTGCGATTTCGATAGGATTGAAAACAGAGTAGTTTTCCTTGATCCCGATATCAAAGCCAGTTGTGGTAATGAAGGAGGATGGGTAGTTGAGTTCCCCGTCAGTGCTTTCCAGGGATACCTCAAACTGGCTCTTCCATAAAGCTGATAAAATTGCCATTTTTCTACAGGGTTGTTTTACTATTTGGTCAACGATACTCTATCTTACACCTACACCTGTCATAACAAGTACACTTCCTCCCTGGCATAGGCAGATACCCGATAGGTTGCCAGCCCAAAGAGGCAAAGTTTTTACAATCATCACAAGTCTTCTTATCCTTCACAGCTACCCTTCTCATTTCCTTGTATCCCTGCTCTTGCCTAATAAGGAAAGATGCTAGGGCAATATAGGAATACACAGGGGTAACCATGTATCTATTTACCCTGCCGTAAAGACCGAACCAAGTCTTACCCTTCTTCTCCTTTTCGTTAGCATCAGACCCGTCATCATCCCACTCTATCTCATCCCACCCCTCACCTTCTTCACCAGGGTCATAATCCTCAGACTCCACAGGATCTGCAAAGTCCACCGTAGTGTCCCCCAGCAGCAGCTTCCCGGTGTCAATCCGGTATTTAGTCTCTGCTAAGAACTTTACAAGAGGGGGAAGCATGTCCCCTATGATGATGGGCCAAGCAGCCTCCATCTTTTTCTTAGGGTTATTATCCTTGCTGCCAAGGTAAACGGCACAGAGGGCCGAAACCAAAGTATTCTGAATCAGGGAACGAGAATACTCATCCCACTTAATCTGTTTGTCCCGAAGAGCCTTTACAAGGATTCGGGACTCCACTAACATCTTACGCTCCAACTTCTCGGGAGTTTTAACCAACTTGGCCAAGTTTTCTGCCTGAGAGAGAAAATCTCCCTTCCGTTTAGTGGATTGCCCCACCATGGAAAGGAGATCCGTTGACTCTATGAAAGATAGTTGCACAGTGTCATCTTAGTAAAGTATCACCCTCTGGTTCCCCAGGGAATGCACATCTTGATAGCCTCAACATAGTCAGAAGCTTCCCCATTAGCAACCATCTTCATGGCCCTTTCGTGGGGATCAAGGTCATCGTCGGCAGGATCCTGATACTGCGCATTGGAGACAACTTCACCGAAGTACACCATGTTGGGGAGTCTCTCCAGCAAAGCGAATAGGGTGGAGACGGGGGACTCACCTTCGGAGAACTCAAGAGTTCCAAACTCAAGACCTTCGCAGTAGTTCTGGAGTTCCCTTTGTGGGATGACACCATCGGTTAGTTTGCCAGAGACATAAAGACCTTCGACAAACTCAGCGATTTTGTTCTTGCGAGCCTTGACCTTCTGCTCCTCATACTCCTTCTTAAGGCGGTTGTTCTCCTGCTTAAGGGCCTCCAGCTCCTCAAACATTGCAGTCGGGTAACCCATGGCCTTAGCTTGGCCCATGGAACCCATACCACAATACTCCTCCATTTCCACTTCTTCCTCTTCCTCTACAAGGACAGGGGTCTTCTGACCGTAAGTAGAACCCTTGCCAGTTTTGGTCATTGGGGTTTTTGCCTTTTCCTTATGGTCAAGGGTGGGGGCATCACCGGACTTCTGGCGAACAATCCTAACCTTCTTGTCCTGGGTTGCGTTCGGCAGATCCACAGCCATTTCCAGGTTATCGGGATCTTCTTCAGACTTGTCGGGGAACTCGGTAGGACCGCCGCTTCTGCCATGAGCATCCTTCTTACCGGAAACCTTGGCAGCCTTAGGCTCTCTGGTCAGGCCATCAGCCTCACCTTCAGCGTGATCAATAGCACCTCCCTTGACAGGGGCCCTCTTCTCACCAGCCTTCTGATACATGACCCGGACAGAGTCATCTTCCTTAACATTGTGAAGGGGAACAGCAATCTCTTCGTTAGAAGGCTCTTCTTCCATGATGTTGGAGACTTTGGTGGGGCCACCGTCTCTACCATGGGGCTCATTGCCATCGGAAATGCCTGCGTCGTGAGAGTCGTCAAACTGATCGTTGTTCATGGCATGTTCCTTAGCCTCGGGTTGACCCTCCCAGCGGGACTCAGCATCACCGGCATCTTCACCTGCCTTGGCTTCCTTAACCCTATCATCATCCTGCTCAGCATCGCTAGCAGTCTTGACACGATCCATGTCCTGGTCATCGTTGGCAATGACGCCTTCACGGTCCTCCTCAGGGGCAGCCCCCTTGGAATCACGGGAATCATCTTCTCCGGCCTTAGCAACTTCACCCCTACCCGTAGGATCTTCACCCTTCTCACCATGGTAGCCAAATGACACTTTGCCATCTTTTGTAGTCTTGTGGCTCACACCTTCAACATACTCAGCTTCCTTGGCATCGGTAGGAATCTCACCGCCTTTGACAGCAGCTCTCTTACCGCTAGATGTTTGGTGAATGACCCTAACCTTGTCGCTATCCTTAGAGTTCTTCACATCGACAGCAAATTCCTCATTGGAGGGTTCCTCTTCCATTACGGAAGATACCTTGGTTGGACCACCATCCCTACCATGTGGCTCATCGCCATCTGAAATACCGGGCTTCTGCCTATCCTCATAGTCACCACCCTTCTCGTCATACTGGTCAGCATTCATGGCCAACTTCTTAGCCTCAGGTTGATCGGCCCAACGAGACTCAGCATCACCGGCATCACCAGCAGCGTTAGCCTTAGCGAGCTTCTCCCTGCTCTCCTTCTGAGCGGAGTTCTTAGTGGTGGCTTCCCTATCCTTGTCTTGGGAACCTTTGTCATCGGAGGTCATGTCCCTACCGTCGCCTCCCCCCTTACCGACAGATTGACGGTCACCATAGCTATCGGACTTAGACCTTCCGGTTAAACCCCTACCTGCTACATCAGCGGTCTTTTCGGCATGGTGTCCAAATGCGACTTTGCCGCCTTTTGCGGACTTATCGCCAACACCTTCACCGAACTCTTCCTGATCCTCTTCCTCCTCACTATCCATTTCCATGGGCACAGCCTTCTTCCCACTCTTCTCCTTATACAGGGCGTCCATTTTATCCTCACCCATTTCCATGGCTTTGGTCTTTTTACCACACCCTTTCTCCTTAAACTCCTCCTCTTCCATTTCTTCATCATCCATTTCCATGGGCATGGCCTTAGCCTTTTTCCCATGCTTCTCCTTAAACTCCTCCTCCTCTACATCCATCTCCATCGGGACCTTCTTAGCCTTCTTCTTAGGAGACTCCTCAAAGACTTCCTCAACCACTTGGACCTCATGACCGTGAGCACCTTTAGATACTTTCCGATCAACACCTTCCTCAAAAACCTCCTCAACAACCTGCACTTCTTGACCATTAGCGCCTTTGGCGGTCTTCCTGGTCACCCCTTCATCATACCTATCATCCGGAGCCATAGTTTCCATGTTCGCTAGTTTCTGTGACGCTTCAGACGTTTCCGTCCCTTCAAGACCCATCTTTTTCTTCTTACCCTCAGCAAAGCTAGCTTCAGGAGATTGAGGGGATGCGTTATCACCCTCTGGAGCCATGTTTTCTTCGGGGGCCACGTTGCTTTCCGCTTGTTGCTCTTGGTTTGCCTTTAACTCTTCCAGAGAGTCATTGATTTGGCCTCTGATTTCTTCGAGGCGATCCTTAAGGAGTTCTAGTGGGCTTTTTTCTATAATCATGGTAGGGCCTAGTTCTTTATCAAAAATGGTATCTGGAGACAAAGCTGTAGCAAAGTCAAACACACCTTGTTTCTCAGAGAATGAGAATGGTTCCAATCCTTTTACAGCCGGTGGAGATGCACCCAGTAGGGCGAGGTGCCTAGCACTCCATTGACCTTTATGGGGGTTGATAGGAGAGGACGGGGAGTAGAAGGATATGGATACCTTTCTATAATGCCCATCTTTGACGAGATCCTTAGCTGTGTCTGTAAAGTTAACATCAGCATACAGGTTATCACCCTTTCGGACGAACTTCTCAATCCATCCGTATGAAGGGGCGCTATCGTTATCCCCAGAATGCCCAATAACAAGGGGCGCTTCGTGGGTTTTGGGGTCATAGGATTCTACAACTTCTTGCAAGTCTTTGGGAGAAAACTCTCTTTCAACCCCTTGTGCTGAAACCTGAGGCCCAGCCTTAAATACGTGGAGACGTTTCGTAAACACTTTTCGATTAGGTGACAGTAACTTGTTTTTACCCTAATGGGAACTTAGGGTACAGAGTTGATCAGATCGTCTATTTCTGCATCTGTTGGTATGGATCTTCTCGGCTCTTCCTCAACCGGGGCCGGAGTTTTAGCCTTTTTCTTACCTTTTTTCTTGGGTTTTTTACTTGCGGGTTCAGCCTTAGACTTACCTTTTGGAGTCTCCTCCTCCAGCATTGAGCTAGCTTCATTCAACAGATCCTCATCACTCTCTGGCGGAGTCTCCTCAGTGGTAGCTTCCGGGGTAGTCTCAGGTGTTTCCTCCGGGGGAAGTTCATCTAACATTGTATTAGCTTCTCTTAGAAGGTCTTCGTTTTTACTAGATGGGGCCCCCTCTGTAGTGGCTTCTGGAGTCTCCTCGGCCGGGGTATTAGGCTCCTCTCCTGTTAAGTTTTCTGCTTCAGCCAGTAAGTTTTCATCGGGGGTTTCCTCAGCAGGAACCTCAGGTTCTGGTGAAGGTGTTTCCTCCGTGGTAGCTTCAGGTGTGGTCTCAGGTGTTTCCTCAGCAGGAACCTCAGGTTCTAGTGAAGGTGTTTCCTCCGGGGTAGCTACAGGTGCGGCTTCTTCAGTTGGTACTTCTTCAGGGGCAGTCTCGGGAGTTTCCTCAGCCGGAGTTTCTGCGGTAGCTTCAGGAGCTGCCTCAACAGGAGTTTCAGGTGTCTCCTCAACCGGGGCCTCAGCCGGAGTTTCTGCGGTAGCTTCAGGTGTTTCCGCCACAGGTTCCTCAGGACCAAAGATAGACTCATAAAGATCCTTATCCTTCTCAGCGTCGTACTTGACAGGGGAGTCGTCGTCTTGCTTCCCGCCAGGGGTATAAGAGGGGGGCTCCTCCTCAAGGTCAACCCTAAAGTGCCTTTCCACCCATTCCTTCTTAGGCTTAAATCCAGATTGCATTAGCATTGATACGTCGGCCACAGTTAGACTAGACTCCTCTATTCTAAACTCTCTCTTTATCGTAGGACTGGCAACATCAACCCCAAAGTTGAGGTCAACGATCCACCGGATCAGGGTTCTTGTTAAGACTTGGGAAACAATTTCAGATATCTCCGCAGCTTTAACAACTCTAACTACGTTGGCAACTTGAGAGGAGGCCCTAGAACCTGATTCAGCTTGACCCGCTTCGTTCTCACCGCAAATGAGCAAACTAATCTCCTTGTCAATGTAGTCAACAAGGCTTTTGAAGACATCTGGATTGCCGGAGGGGTTAATAAAATCTAGCTTGAATCCCTCAGGGAGGACAAGGGCCGTCTCCTGAGACAGGTTAGATATGTGATTGTAAATAGTGTCGATTTCTGCCGTTGATGCACTCAAAGGGGAGGTTGCTACGACGGTGGGGGTTGCGAATCTGTCCCCGTAGAGGACATAGGACTCAATCGCCCTGCGCCTGAACTTTACTAAGGGGTACAGGACCCTGCCTAAGCCAGAACCATAGGGGTCTCCATTGTGGAAGGCCCAGTGCCTATTCACGATGAACTTCCTAGCAGGTAGCTCAATACCTTCAAACATTCGGTTGAAGGTTAGACACCTCATGGTGAAGCCAGTCTGGGCATCCTCATTCTCCTGGAAGACGAATCTACGCTGATCTCTCATGCGAATGTCGAACGGGATAACCCCCCTCTTCGTCTTCTTCCACATGACTTCTCCAACAGAATAGCCAACAATCAGGGCTTCACACATCCCCTTGTAAAGCTCATCTATCGCCAGCTCCTCTAGAACCTCAGCCACGTAGTCACGGACGGCCAAATCCCCCGGTTTCTGGCTATACTCCTCAACGTACCAGGGCCTAGCTGTAACCTCCTGGACTAGCTTGGCAAAGGAGGATTGGACGTGTTCATCGAATAGGAGGCGTTGATAGACGGATAGAGCCCTGTTGCCTCCCTTTGAGATGAGGAGGTCGTCACTGGGACGAACGATCGTGTTCCCCGCTCCTGTGAAGGGAGAACTCGATCCCATCATATAGATGGCGCTCAAATTATAAGGATCACTTATGTATGAACTTACCTCCCCAGTGGGGACAGGCGGTGTCTTAAATCTTTGAGCCATTAACCCTCCCTCTGATGCTTATGCAAGTGTTGCCTCAAGTTACCCTTCCCTCCCCTAATTACCTTGCCGCAGATTTCACAAGTAAGAGTAGGAATATCCGACCTAGCCTCTGAAAGCGCATTTTTATGGGATTCACTAAACTTCCTCCCTCTCTTACTTTCAGAAATCTTTCTTCCAATAGAAGGATCCCTCTTCCCATACTTTTTACCCCTGTTAGCATCTCCTCTTCTGCGCCTTTGCTCTTCCGACAAAGTAATCCCCCTGTACCATTCCGGTCCAGGTGGCTCAATGTTATAGGTATTATTAACACCATCAGTCCAAGCCACTTTACCCTCTGCGCTATAAACCCTCCCGGATACCCAACCCTCGCCAGGACACTCCTTAGCCCTAGTCTCCTCTACTCCATTGTTCCACCATACACTACCAGACCCTGATTCACTCATCTTTCTGGCATGATCCCTTGTTACAACCCTTCCCGGTCTCCACCCATCACCCGGACAATCCATAGAGATCGTATTAGTCACCCCATCTGTCCACCATTTCGTCCCTACTTGGGAAGGGGGCTCTAGAGCATTTGGATTAGCGTTATAACACCACTCAGTGCCGTAGTAAAAGTCCAGATAAAACTGTTCCTCACTCCTATCATCTAGACCGTCATCCTCACTGACTAGCCAGAAAAAGTTCTCAGGGTTCTTACGCAAAGACCTATTAAACTCTGGGTTCATGTCAGAGCACAAATGTTCCTTAAATCTCCGAGGAAAATCGGAGGTGCTTCCAACTTGAAACTTCTTACTGGATAGATTTATAGCAAAGTATGTAAACATGTAATCACCTGCTTAATGAAAACTGCACAGGAGGTTGAGGCTTCCCGTCAACAGAGTAAGTTATGAAAACCCTGTAAAGACCGTCTTCTCCAGAGGTTTGCCAGTCCCCGGTTACCGTAAGTGCCGATAGCCCGTCCACATACTCCAGGATTGCCGTTTGCATCTCTGAGTTGATAAGGCCCGGATCTATAATGTCTAGGGTATGGTCGCTCACTCCATAGTCAGCCCGCATCACCCTCTCATAGAACCTTGTCTCAACAACACTACGAATCTGCTGAGTTTTAAGGTTGTAGTCCGTGCTGACCCCTAAGTTCCCATTTATTACGGTAAGCGGGTAGGTCAAACCCCTTATTCTGGGCGTACTCATTTGATAAATCTTGTGATCTGGGTCTCTAAAGTTCTTACCCTCTTCCTAATCTCTTCTTTGGGCAGGCTGCTTCCCAGTACCCGACCTATCTCTGCTCTCAACTCACCATTAGCCATAGAGGAGTAAAGGACAGGTTCTACTAACTTGCCCCCACCATCCAATAGGGAAAGGCAGAGTGCCTCTATTGAAACACCCTGCCCTTTGGCTCTCATTTCTAGAGAGTTAAAGAGTGAGTCAGGAATTTGTAGATTTAGTTCCTTGCTCATAACTCACTCAGTTTATTAGGAAAGACCTTGAGATTCAAGCTCCTTGTTCATTTGGCCAACCGACACCCTGATCAGGTCAACCTCGATTCTTTCAAGAGTTGGGACGGGGACGTCGAATACTTTAACGTATACGAGGCCGTTCTCCAGGTTCTCGGAAGTGTTAATGCGGTTGTCGCAGATGACTTGGAAGGCATCTGAAGGTCTTGCACCGAATAGGGCTCCGGAAGACCATAGCTGACCCAGGACACTGTTTCCGATGGAAACAATCTGGTTAAATACTACCCCAAACCCATCAACGATAGAGAATATCTGGTTGTCGAAAGCGCTCCTCAGTGAGCCATAAACAACGTTCTGAATCACACGGGTGTTCACAAACTGGAACTTGCGCTGATCGGCTACATCACTGTTTACCCTAGTTCTACCACCCCAGATGAACACTGAAGTATCGGGGTAGCCAGGCAGGGTTCTAACAACGTTGCATCCGTCAGGGTTGAGCAGGTTCTGCTGAGCGGAGTTCACCGGAATCTGAACAGAGATAGCATCAGCAAGCTGATACTTGACGCCAGCCGGTGGGAACTGGAACCCTTCTGCACGGTAGCGGCGGATAGCCACGCCAGTGACATACGGGGTTGGTGGGATGTACTGACCGGATGCGTTGTAGATGTAAGAACCGTAGTAGGCAATGAATCCGAATGCGTTGAAGTAGCGTTGGCTATCTTCATACAGGCGGTTTACATTGTCAACACCAGCCTCGATAAACACGGCTTGAGGTTCGCCATTGAACCCAACACCCCTTAGGGCATTGTCCATGATCTCGGTAGAGGTGATTGCATCGAATCTCCACAGGATGCTAGGAGGTGCTTGCTCCTGAGTCAGTGAGATTTCGACTTGAGCGCCGTAGCAAACGTGTGCCACAGAACTCATGTCCCCGCCCAGGTAGTCAGCAGGAACAACTGCCCAAGAGTAGGTAGATCCGCTATACACAACGGCAACACGATCGCCGGAAACAACTGACTGGGTACCGTCTGGAGCCAAGCCGTCTGCCGTAACGTCGAAATACACGCCTAGAAGGGTGTCTTTCAGGTCACCGAGTCTCTCTCCGGAAACCCCATCTACAACACCAGCAGCAATAGCGTAGTCAGAAAGTGACGTTGCGTATCCACTAGCGATCTCCGAGACGTCCATAGTGAAACCGGAATACCCGGCTCCCGAGAGGCCTAGACCCGTATCACCTTGCTCATAGCCAGTTCCACCCGTAGTGATAACAACGCTTGTGACTACGTTGAGACCGCTTACTACAACAGTGGCTTTGGCTCCGGTGCCTGAACCGCCTGTCACTTCAACGTCAACGTAAGTACCCGCAGCTTGAGAAACAGCACCAGCGTCTAAGTTAGTAACTGAGGATAGAGGACCGGCAGGAACCATGACAGTAGCTGCATCCATCGTGAAGCCTGAGTACAGGGATCCGTCACTTAAACCAAGCCCAGTGTCAGACACTGAGTAGTTTAAGCCTCCGTCCGTGATTGTTACGCTCACAACTTCTTGGGCACCGTCAACTACGACAGTGGCTTTTGCACCGGTTCCTGAACCACCCGACACGGCAACATTTTGGTATGTGCCTGTAGGCTTTGCCACAGCCCCTGTGGAGAGATTTCCAACAGTTTCAAGAGGGCCAGTAGTGTTCATCATGGATGGGTCGTACTCACCACCGTAAATAGCGTCAATGGAAGGAACGAGGTAAGCCTCAGATCCGTACCTTTGATCTACCGTTGGGGTGCAGACGAAGTTTTCAATCTCTGTGGTTGATGTGCCGTAGTTGACCAGCTCAAGGGTGGGCTGCCAACCAGCATTGATGTCCTCACCGTATGGGAATATCTGCTCATTTCCGAGGACAACAGAGCTGTTGTTCATGTAGATGGAAACGCTAGGGGGGGTTTGGGCCGCCCCTTCGTCAGTGTCATAAGCAGTATTAGCAATAGACCCACTTGCAAGACCGAACTTACGTCCTCTCGTCATCGTGATGGTGGATAGTTCACCAAGGTTGATGGCGGTTAGCTCTCCTCCGGTAATTTTGGAGTAGAGAACTGAGGGGGTTACGGTGGTGATAACACCGGGGTAGGTCACATAGCTAGTTGCTAAGTAGTTAGAGTACGAAGATGCCAACACAAAGGTGTTGAGATCAATCGCCTTAACGTAGTAAGGGTTAACGCTAGCTTGAGAGGTGGCCTTAAATACAGTGGTTGAGTTGTACTTGATTGCTCTTGTGAAGAATACCTGTTGACCATTTACAAGCTTGTGGTTGTCGCAAGTGAACAGGCAATAGGAGTTTCCTCCGATGGTGGTAGAGGAGATTACGTCCTGAGGGTTGAACAGCGTTCTGCTGACAAAACCTAGGCGATAATCATTGGTGGAGTCTTGGAGAGTTCCAGGAATGTGAGTGGTGTTCACATAGTAGCTCTCGGTGTCGCTGATGTTCTGGATCAGGTTAGATGATTGACCGTTAATGTTGATCTGAGCGCCTAGATCCCAGCTTGGGGTTCCGTAAGAGGCTTCAACGGTTGAACCAACGGGTGAAGAAACGGAGAAGCAATCAACGGGGGCTGAAGACGTTAGGTCGCTACCACCCTGGGACACTACCTCGTTATACACGCTAGAAGCTGCGGTTGCAGATGTAGCGATGTAAACGATTTGAGTTGATCCGTCAGAGGGGTAAGGGCCGTATTGGGCAGAATCGTAAGGAGGTGCTACGATGTATACCTGATCCCCTAGAGAAGCGAAATCAGCCCCTTTATTGGACAGGTTAACCTCCATGATTTGGAGTCCTGCGGGCCAAACGCTTGATGAGGTAATAATGAACTTACCGTCCTCTGCATAAGGTGACTCAGAGGAAAGGGTGAATGTTCCAGGGTCAATAGCCCCCACCTTTTCACCAGCTCCAACAGCCTCCACAGACTGCTGAACAGCCACTTTGGGGTCATAGCCGCCGATGATTGCCTGGTACCTCAGTTTATCGTAGGAAACATCGACACCAGTCCACTCATAGATAGCATTATCAACAAGGTACTTCTTACCGGTTTCCAGATCATCCGCAGGTAGATGAGGAGCATAGGTGCTATACTTGTTAACGTCCGTAATTAGGAAAGGACCGGGGTCAGCTAGAGCCATCCACTTGAAGTCATTGCTCTGGCAATGAGCAGCGGCAGCAGCTCCAACAGCCGCCCTTCCAGTCGTGTCAAACTGGGCATAAGCGGTAGGAGTGATTAGGTAGCCCTGGTCTTGCTGACCGTCAAATGCAGTGCTGATGCACTGGATGTAGTCCTGGGGAACCCGCACTAGGTTACCCTCTAAGCCCACAATGTTCTGAACATCGTAAGTGTTGTTCATGAGCATTGACTTAGAGCCCACTGGGTTCTGCTGAGTCACTACCGACAGGCTGCCACCATAGGTTGTAGCGGCGATGCTTACAAAAGCGTTCTCTGAAGTTGAAGTAGAGTCTAGGTCTACAAGAAGACCGTAGTCTCTGACAAAGACTGAACTTCTCACACTTGGGTTGCTTTCGATGGCGCCTGAAATGGCATCAGCGATAGCCTTTGAAATCTTCCTGTTATTGACAGTATCTCCGGCAATGTAATCAACAGGGATTGTGACAGGAACACCGTACCAATCCCCTGAAGAGGAGTACCCGGTTGACCCGTCACCAGCAACTAGCTTCAGGTTGTTTAGGAGAAGCTGAGCATAGACAATATCGCCTGCCTCTAAGGGGGAAGGGATACCAGAGTTGCTAATCTTCGTACCAGAAGCAAGGATCTCAATCTCTACGATCTGGTTAGGGGTTCCAACACGGACTACCCTCAGATCGCCCACCTGGGCATTCTGGAAGAAGGAGTTGACGCAATTGTAGCTGAGTAGGGGGATACCAGAATCAGGTATTACTCCTCCGACTAAAGCTTTATAGTCAGCCACAGATGTTACCATCATAGGCTTGTTGTATGGGAAGTTAGTTACAGATACAGTTTCCTCAGTTTCAACCAGCATGTAAACAGTGCTGAATGAGGCGATAGCTGCGGCTGCAACGTTTCCGACTGACTCATTGATATAGGTTCCGGGTGCGCCAGGGGCGACTCCAAAAGAAAAGGTTGCCATTTTATTTAGTTAATCCTCCTTTTTCCCTCCTTTGTGCTGGCGAGGATGTATCCAGCGGTGGTGCCCGTAGGCCAAAGGTTTGGGTTTGCAGTATAGTTTTACCCAACTGCAAGGTTGGCAACTTTCTCTCTATAAAACTACCCTAGACCGGAGAGAACCCTTGAGGAAGTAGAGGTATAACCGTTACACTTTTCAACGTCCATTAAAGCAGAGGGACTGTACCGGATGGTGGCCATGATATACTCGTCCTTGGAGTTAAAGGGATAGTAAACTTCGGGAGTTGGGCTTGGGAAGTTCTGGGTCGTTATGGGAGCCATGTTAAGTCCACCCACCTTGCCAGAACTAGGTCTTTTCAGAGTTGACCCTGGGGGAGGGCTGCTAGTTATGTCCCAGCCAGGGTTGGCATCTAAAACCTCACGGTAAGAGAGGGAGTTAGACAGGAAAAGAAAACCTGCCTTCCTCCATGTAAAGTTTGGTGAGAAAGTAAAGGTGTTCACCCGTCCTTTCTCCTTGATCTGGCCAATAGTCTGGCTCCAATTTCAGTACCACGGGAAAGGGGGAACCCTTTAGCCTTAGCTACCTCTTTAACTTCGTTCTCTAGTTGGGTTTGGGGGACAAATGGGTTTGAGTTAGGGTCATCAGTCTTCCTGGACAGTTTCTCTTTAACTGAGGCTTCGATTTTCTCCTTGCTGAGCTTCTCAGGCAACTTGTTTTCAGTGGACCCTACCCTTAGTTCCAGCACAGCCGGGGCAGTGGGGTCACTCGCTTTAACTGGCTCTACCGCTGGTGATTCTGCTACAGGAGACTCTTCTAACTCAGGTGTAATGGTCACCGGGTCGCTATTCTCCATTTCTTGTTCTTCTGATGAACTGCTACGACGTCTTGCCATAAGTAATAATTAGGATAAAATGTGTTTAACTGCTAGCTCAGAGAGCTTGTTTAGAGACTTATTGGGCACCCCCATCCAGGGTCTAGCTGGCATCTTTCTGGTTCCGAACTGGTTATAGACACCCTCTTCGTTAGTCACGACTACAAACTTGTTGCCTCTGACGTTAAGGGAAGCCCGGTTCAACATTTCGCCAGTTTCTTCCAAAATAGGTCCAGGTCCGAAGGTCTCGGTTTTCCATTTTTGATAACTTGGTGACAAGGACTTCCAGGGTTTACCATCAGCAGAGACCATTTTAGGCCAGATTTCACGGTTATCTTCCATGAGGGTGGGGGCCCATTCCTTCTTAGTGGGTAACCACCAGTTTGTCTTAAGGGGCCTAAACCTCCCCTCAAACCTTATAGAAATCATCTCTTCCTCTTGGATGCCTTTTTCATGTCCTCCTCCTGTTGTTGAGCGAACTTCCTGTTGATATCTACCATGAGCTTGATCTTACTCATAGGCTGATTTTCCAGCCAGTCTATTGAGGAATCCCACCTTTGTTTACATAAATGGAAAGCAACTTCCATCCAATTTTCAACAGTCATGATGCTGTCTGACATGACGTTTTCCATAACCCAGATGGTCATTAGTCTAAATATCCTGGATGGGACTAATCCCAGCATCTCCTTGTTTTGGATAAGCCGGAGCATCAAAGGTAGGTAGTTCTTATCCTCGTTCCTGAGTATTTGGGCTAAGTATAGATCCTTAGGCTTTATCTCACGTATGTGAAAAGGGCCATAGGAGTTGAAAGTTACCTTATAGGAGAAGTCCTCAAGGTCAACCACCGTCACTTTGGGGGACTTTCCTCGGAATCAGCAGTATCCCCATTGGCCTTACCTATTAGGTCGGAGATGGTTTTAATGTCCCTAACCCCGAGGGACTCGATGTCCTCGTAAGAATACTTATTCTCTCCTACGTTTAGAAGCTCAATAATGTGGAAACTTCTTCTAGTTTCCCCCATGTTGACAAGTTCCTCTTCAATGTGGACAAGATCCTTTCCAGTCATTTCTCTAATAGTAACAACCTTGCCACTCCTTAAGGTGGCACTAAAGGTTTCCACAGTTGTAGGAGGGGTTACCGGAATAGGTGGCACTTCAAGTGCGGGAGTTGGTTGTTGCTCAGTTACAGTTCGCATATTGTTTTTGAGAATGCTGTTCTATGTTTACCCCAGCTTTTACAAGACCTTCTTCCAAAAGAGTGTCCCCTGCCCCAGCCGGGAGGGACAGGTATAACCTATGTGCCGTTTGCAGGCTTAACCTAGCCCCGTCCAGGTCACCAAAAAGCAACCTATCATCTACGTCGTCTATCCAGGAACTCACAACCTCTTTGATGAAATCGGGATTCCGGGGAAGAGGGAAGGGCATTATAGCGACCTAAGCATATTGGCTGCTTCGTCCATACTGAAGTATTCTTGATTGAAGAGGCAGTCCACTGAGGAAGGTATGAACTTGTTCTTCTTATCAAACGGTGATGGGTGCCAGAAAGAAGATGCCTTGGTTTTACACTCGTGCATAATCACGCTCTGGGCCCTTTGTCTTTTAACCCTTGGTTTCTTAGTCATTTTATCTAGTTGTAAATCTGACTATTCCACCAAAGGCGATGTTGAACTAAATCAGCCCACTCTTTATCGCATTCAGTCTGGTAGTCAGTTTGTTTATTGCCCCTATTTCCGAAAGTTCGGTCATGGAGTGTTCTACCCCATTAGGCTCCTCAGCTCCATTGAGGTTTGACGGGGATACCGTGCATTCCTTTGGAGACTTCCTAATCCTGTTGTCAATAGCTACGGATGAGAAATAAGCTCTACTTAGGGGCAATTCAGGTATACCCACTCTGCTATGGAACAATGACCATGTGTATACGTGTGCGATCTGGAATAACACAGCAAATTGCTCTGCATACCTCTCCGGAGTCATAAACCACACCTCATCATGGATGCTCAGGACAAAGCGGCAGGGGATCTTGTATTCCTTGGCTAACCAGTGAACCGAAGTCAAGATGATTGATAGGATTTCTGCCCCTGAGGATTGGATGGTCCAGTTGACTCTACCAGTCTTGAAGTCGTCCGCCACAGCTTTCTTGCGCATTGCCGTAGAGATTTTGGTACCCAGGCAAGGCAAGGTGGAAACCTCTTGTCGCAGGGCAATCTCCTCCATGAAGTTGAAGCAGCCTGAGTCAGATCCTCCAGAGTATAAGCCCCCGTCCATAGTGCCCTTTTTGGTCTTAAGGGCGGTGCGGGCAAACTGTTCCACCTCAGCTTCGGTCTTGTCGGGATAAATCTTACGGATATAGGTTTGGATAGCTTTTGCCCCTCCCCCGTAGAGGGTTGTGAACCCTACAACTTTAGCAAGATCCCTGGCCTTTGACAGCTCCTTTTTCCTTTCCGGTGATACAGGGGTAAGCTCCCCGTTGATAGTTTCACAAATCCCCAGCTTCTTATCCCAGGTGAGTCCTACAAACAACTCGGGCATGATGGCCCTGGCCAAGGCAGTATGGGGATCGGTGCCAGACTCCTTAGAGCCGCTCAGGACGTTATACCCGAATGGCGAGCACCCAATGAACCCACCCTCCCACTTATCACTGTAAATAGACGCAACCTGCATTTCTTGCCCGTCAAAGTCAGCCCCCACGATCTTCCACCCTTCCGGGGCAACAACCCTAGTCTTTAGCTCTGTCCCGATCCTCCAGTTCTTGGTAGAACACATGGTCACGAACAGGTTTTCCACTGTCCTACGGGTCACGGTGCCATGACACAGGATTTCTGGTAGGGTGACCAGGGCATCCTTACCATAAGGATTCTCAGCAGGGGTAACAATGCGGTTCATCACCCTTTTCCTTACGGAAGTCCAGTATGAGATAGCATTGGCAATTTCCAAGGCTCGTTTAGCCTCAGGTAGGTCACTGCTCAACCTACCCACCTCCATGTCCTGTACAAAGTCCTTGCTAAGAACTCCACCTACGTTCTCCCCAGTCCCCTTAGGGTGAGGTATTTTAGCAATGTCTCCACCCTCATCCGTGAAGCACCATCCCATTCCCTTCTCAAACAACAAAGGAGTCCCTTTGTACTTAAGCTTGAGCAGGAAGTGAGAGAGCTTGGATTTAACCCCAATATGTAGGTCTGGCTCCTTAACAAAATCCCGGTACCAGTTGGGGATCTTTGCGTACTTCCCTTTAAAAGTCTTTATTTTCCAATCTAGCTGTCGGTTCCAAGGATCACTAGAAACCCACTCGTTGGCCTTCTCAAGCCCCTCTTTCACATCTTCACAACTCTCAACAATGGCCCTCCACTCTGAATAGGTCTTTTGTAAGAGTTCACGGCACAAGCCTGTCATCTCGTTGTTATACTCTTGGTACACCCGTTCCGCCTCCACAATCCAATCGGACCAGTTGTCCACCAGAGGGACGATGGATCCGTTGAGGTGGTAGTGACCGCAAAGAGCCACCATAGACGGCGTACTGTCCAGGTATTTAGGCCATAGTGCCTGGAACAGTCTAGCCGTATAAACAGCGTCCTTCATGGCGTAGTCAACCACCTGATCCATGACAGCCGCAATTTCAGACAGGTACTCAGAGACTACGAAAACGTCTCTAATGCGCTTCTCACCTATGTCCATAGGCTCAAACTCAGAGAAGAACTGCTCTTTGCAAACATGGAAGTTGTAACACTTTACCAAGCTGTTAGTTGACCCCTTATCGAACCACTCAGGGGATCTTCTAAGAAGACTCTTCTCAGAGCTGGTCATGTCTTCAGGGCTCTTATCAGCTAGGGTGAATAGCCACCTTTGCCCGCTGGCCAGACCTGAAACGCCGACATGGGCAGATAGGGTATCAAAGAAGAAGTTCTCAGGCTCGGTGTTATCTAGGCTATACGCCTCCCTGGTTCTAACACGATCGTAGGAAATGTTGTGACCGGCGATGAATCTCCCCTTCCCAACCGGAATCATCTTGAACTGATCCCAGTCCTCTCTCTTTATAGTAAGGTCGATAAGCTCTGAAGCTAACCAGATGTAACAAGCCTTGTCTGACACTGCGGTGCCGATGATAGGATAAGCCCCCTCATACACGAAGGTCTCTGTGTCAAAGGTGAATGCTTCCTCCAACGGGTAAGGCACCCTTTCCTTTCTAAACTCACCTTCACCCCATACCCATTCATACCGGGTCCACCCAGGCTGATAAATGAAGTCCTTGACAGTTGGAGCCTTGGGTAGATCACACCTACTAAGTCTATCACCAAGTTTCTTGTATTTGCCAACCTGCTCTTCAGCAACCTTGTTGAAGTGATCCATGAGGTTTCCTGCCTTTAGATCGGGTAAAGGCAACGGACCATTGTAAAGGTTTTCAGGATAGTCAACCGGAACCTTAATACCAAATCTTTCCAACAGGTTCTCAGTTCTCCACCTCTCTTCCGTGGTCATCTCTCTTAGAGACTCAGACCCGAAAATCTTATCATGAGCTTCGTTAGAAATGACAGGATAACCAAGTTCTGTAAGTCTCATGGAGCGATAGATTGTAGTTTATTGGTTTACAGGGGTTTAACCCCTATCACCCTCCGTACATCCCTAGTGACAGGTCGGAAAGGGGCGGCGGGACGGGGTTGTCTGCCACAGGGTGGAGACAGGAGCCTAGGCTCAGATGCCTTCTAACAGGGGGCTGGGAGTAGTATGGCGTTCCATCTGGATCATAGTGATGGATCACATAGCTGAAGATGGCGGGGTTTCCCAGAGTGGTGGGTCCGTTAAGAAACCACTGGGCGTTGAGGTTTGACCAACCAAACCCCTGCGGTCCCAGAATGTTCCCCAACTGAGACTCGTAGTATGGACCAATCACAGAGCTGATAACCTTGCTCATCTGAACGGTTCTAGGTACCATTTTAATCCTCAGTAATCAACTAATCTTACCCATCTTCCTCTTCACAAATTCTGTAGTTAACCCGCTCACCCCGGCTGCTCTATCAATCCTATCCTTAAATGACAGTAGTTTGTTAGTGACGTCATTGACTCTGGGAAACTCCTTGTACCTAAGCGCCTCGTGATCTTTCCACCTTTTGATATCGTCTAGTTGATAGGGCTCATCTGACACGTCTGGAATAACGTCCCCGTAAAGGAAAGGTAACATAGACGTTTTCCACCACTCGGAAACTTCCCCTATGATCGAATCCCATACAGCCTTGTTTGTAAGTTGATACGGAGTTTTATTGATTATCTCTTTAGAGAACTCTCGGCCATAGTCAGCTATGCTCACAGCATCTTCAGGAACCTTGAGGATAAAGTAGTCCTCTGGGTTTGTACCCGTGCCCACCAACTTCTCATAGACGCATCGGAATAGGACCGCCCTGGACATCAATTCAAATCCCTCATCCCCGTCTGCGATGATGTCTATAAACGCCTCTAGGATGGACACTGTGGTGGATACACCCAAATCCTCAGGGTCAATGTCACTAAACTCATCATCTTCAGAGAGGGCAGTGTTGTTTACTATCTGTCTGATGGTATCAACCCTTATCTCTTTTTCCGCCAGCTTGAGCTTCCTTTCATAGTGGCGGTGCATCATGTCAATATAGGAGAACGACTCTCTCTCAATTTTATCAAACTTATCTAAAGTCCTATCAAACTCCATTGACAATGCTTCAATGTCGGCCTTAACTGCATTGATCTTAGACTTTAGCTGTCTGATGGACGTTCTCAGAGACTCAGTGGCATTTCTTAGATTTTCGTTCATCCGGTTTGTTACGTTGTTTTGAGCTGCCCGAAGTCGGGGCGGAGCCTGCTGCCACCATCTTAGGTGGGTGGGGTCGGCCTGTCAACCCCCTACCGCATAATACCAAACCTGAGTTCACATTGGTTTAATGGTAGCCTGCATTTCGTCAGAGTCAGGGTCAATTACCAAAACATTGAACGAAAACCTCTGCTCAGGGTTAGACTTCAGGTGGAAGCTCCCAATGAAACAATCCCCCTCCTCTGAACTGAGAAAGTTATTTCCAGGGGTCGGTGGGGAGCAAAGGGCAATGTCCCCCATAAACTCAGGGCAGCTCTCCTCAATGGCTGTGACCAGCCTTTGGTACACTGCTGAGGTGGCAGCTAGCTCCCTGTCCGTCTTAATGTGAGCCCTTACCTCACCTTCAACCGCCTCAAGCTTACAGGCTATGCCAGTATCCAGTTGAATGGTGAAGATTGCCCCATCACCCTCACACTCAAACTCCACTTCCTGGGCATCAAACTCACAATCTTCCGGCTCCTGGTCGTCAAACTCAATCTCTAACAGGTCGTAGAAGGAGGTACGGATCGTTTCTGCATCAGGGCCTTTGAAATGATTAGCAATGGCGTTGAAGATTTTTGGTTGTGCTAGTAAACGGGATACTGGATATACGATTGACATGGCTTTAATGTGATTAGATGGTCTTTTGTTACTTAGTCAAGAAAAGAGAAAACTTCTCCAAACTTTTACGGATACATCCATGCGACCCCTAGTAGATACCTAGATTTACCCCACCGACGCAATGTCCTTAGAATCCCCGATCTTCACTCCCCTTGCCCCAGGCTTCCCAACCTTGGTCTCAAGGGTGACGACCATCGGCTTCTTCCTCTTCGACACCCACTCTATTGTATGGGTCCCCTCCCCAAAGTAAACCAGTTTGGCCCCCTCCGGTAGCCACTTCTTCCCTTTGCTAGTTGATTTACATAAATCCTCCCCCTTCACCACCATTGCCCTGACTTGACCCTCCAGCTCAAACACTGTCAGATAAGACCGGATAGAGACTTCTTTCTCCCTTTTCCCTAAAACTACCTTAGAGAATCCGACAGAGATTGGGCCCTTGAAGTTAGCCCCGACTTTCTTCAGAGTGCCATCTTCAGTCATAAGGATGACTTTCTCCTTAGCATCGATCACAAGGGCTCCCCTGGGTCCTTTAGACTGTTCAACCACCCCCTTGGTAGCGTCTATTTTGATGAATTTGGGCTTCGGTGCGGCAGCAATAGTTTTCCTAGCTACTCCTTCCGACTTATTGACAAACTCCTCAGCCACTTCAATCAAAGGGCTCTTGCGATCTTCCCCATACTTCTTCCCTATCTCGGAAACTACCTGAACTAAGAACTTTTTCCTTGCGGCTACCCCTTCAGCATCACCATTCACCAAAGTCTCTAGTTCCTTAATCCTGGCCAAAAGACTCGCCAGTTCATCCTCTAGATCCTTCTGGTCAAGGTTAGTTAGCTGGCGAAGCCTCATCTCCAGGATAGCCTCTGCCTGTGGCTCAGTGAACTTAAGCGAACCACCCATCAGAGCCGCTTTGGCTTCCGCTTTGTCCTTGGACGCTCGGATCCTCTTAATGATAAGATCCATCTTGTCAATGGCTTTGACTAGACCCTCTACAATGTGAGCCCTATCTCTTTTAAGACCTAACTCCTTATTAAACTTTGCCAGTAATACCCCAAGCCTCCATGAAACCCACCTTTTTACTATGTCTACCGGAGGTAGTTCCACAGGGTTAGTACCATCTATTACTAAGGTTTTTGCTGAATACTTGGTGTCTAAGTCTGTATAGAAGAAAAGCTGTTGTTTTAAAGATTCAACGTTAGTGCCAGACTTTGCGACAACCTCTAAGCGATCCCCGCTTAAGTCGGAGAGGTCGTTTATACCAGTAACACCTACAATCCTACCCTTTTCCAGTTCATTCTTGATCTGCTCCCCTAGGCGTTCAGGATTGGTGCCAGGAGGGAGGTTAGTAAAAGTAATTGTAGGGAGTTCTTTCCCTTTCCCCTGCTTCTTAACCGTTGAGACGGAGTGCTTAGCGATGCACCTTATGTTTCCCGAACCCGTTTTGAGGTACTGGTTCAATTGATCATCTTTAACTACGTTCGGCCCTGTAGGGAAATCCGGTACTAAACATTCCCTAGCTTTCCTTAAGTTCTCCACCCTTGTCTTTTCACTAGCGGAGTCTTTGCAGATAAGTTTGATACTTTCAACAACTGATTGGAGGTTGTGAGGAGCTAACTTGGTTGCAAATCCTACTGCAATTCCGGAGTCCCCGTTAAGTAAAACTGTAGGTATTGAGCTGTTAAAGCGAACTGCCTCTGAGCGGGAGCCGTCGTAGTTTGGTTTAGTGTCCCAGACCTGGCGATCCTGTAGAAGGAGATCCACAGCCTCTGGACGTAATTTAGCTTCAGTGTACCTCGGGCTAGCAGCTTGATCCGTACTGCTACCGAAGTTGCCATGTCCATCAATCCAAGGGACATTGTTAGTCCATGTAGTTGCCATATTTACCAAGGTACCATAGCAATCCCCTTGAGGGTGTAGAAGGCCCATAGTCAAGCCGGTGATCCTGGCGGACTTTACATATTTTTTGTCAGGTAGGAGACCTTCCTCTACCATAACTTGTAGAATCCTTCTCTGGGAAACTTTAAGACCGTCGTAGAGATCCGGGATTGCCCTTCCTACTAAGACACTGAGAGAGTAAGCTAGATAATCTTCTTTGACTTGTTTGGTTATACTTACAGGAATGTAGCCGTTAGTTTGATTCATGGTTTTTCGTGTCAAGGTTGAATAGTTCTTCCCTTAGAGATGGATCTATACCCCTCTTCATTTGAAATCTGGTTAGCGGTCCGCATGTAGAAACTTTGCCCGTAACCAGGCACCTAAACTTTCTAGAGTTTAGTATAGCTCTCGCTTTAGCGGTAGCCTCCTTAGGTATAGCAAGAGCCCTGGCCGCCTTTACCTCATAAGACTCATTTTTTCTGGCTTTTATCCCCATGTCTCTAACTCCCTGCCTGACAAAAAAAATTCTTCTCCCAACCAAATATGCAGGGATGGCAATACTCTTCAGACTGAAGCACCCCCTGAACTGCGTGGTGCTCTTTAAGTAACATGATAGTATTCTTGCCCCCTAAACATTTAGGTGCTGGGTAATGACACTTGTCCCAAGTACCGTGATCGGGGTTGCCTTGCTCTATGCCGTTTTTCCGATAGTAGCCTAAGCAATCTTCTACGAATTCATATTGGGACTTAAGTCCGCAAAGATTAGTTGGTTGTGTTCTTTCCATAGTTATGTGGTTTATTTTTTAGGATAAAGCTCTGGATTCACTGCTGCTATGACTGCTCCCCGGTTTAGTATAACCCAATAATCTGAGAACTTCCTCCCTTCCACAGGCTCTAGTGGAACCTGGTAGGCATGGATGCCCATTATTGCAGCGGCAAGACCAACGTCATTTATAGGAACTCCTGTTTGCTTTCTCGCTGCATCAACGGTTTTATTAGCCCACTCCCAGAACTTGCTGTGCCTCTCCTGAGGAGTCCCCTCAAACTGTACTAGATTTGCATCCCTTCGCAAGGAAAAAGCAGTTACCCTCCTGTTAAGTTCTCTCTTACCGGGGGATAAGGACAGTACATTCGTTGGCTGTGAGTAGCTAATGGCGGTGTTTCTAGCGTGTCTAGATGCTTTCTCGTCCTTGACAGAGCTAGCGGCGGCATAAGTACCATCCCCGTATACCCCCTTTCCTGGGAAGTGAACCCCCCCATTTTCCCCCGCCCCCTTAAACTGGTTAGAGTATTCCTTATTGGATACACCCCTATAAAACATAACCGGGGCTCCCGAACTATCCCTGAGAGTATCTCCTCTGCCCAGTAGGTCGGTTCTCTTTGCAACTAGCTCGGGCTTAGAGTTGAACCCTTGCATTTTATAAACGTCGGCAAGCGTAGTTTTATCTGTGACCTTCCCCTTCTCTAGGGGTGTCCTGCTTCCTAACGTCTTATCATACTTAGGTGACCCCTCTAATGGGGAAGGTTCCTTTTTGAAAACCCCAGAAACACGAGACTTTAGTTTATCAAGCGAACCCTTAAAAACCTCACCCAGTTCGATAACACATCTCTTTAGGGAGGAAATACAAGAGGCCCCACATGATTTACCAAGGTGGCATCTGTCCTTGCCAGAGAAAGAAAGGATTGTCATAAGTCCTTAACCCCCTTAGCTTCGATCAAACTCTCCAGGAAAAAGCGCAGGTCAGGGGACTCAGCCGCCTTCTCAAGGAACTTCCGCCTTTCCTCAAAGTCAAGGTACTGAATCAGAATAGCAAGCTTCCTGCTGATTTCGGGGCTGTTAATGTCCATTTGACTCCGAGCGTCCTCCTACCATTTTAGCATTTTACCCTACCTTAGTCAACCTCTGACAAAAACTGGAGGATCTCCCTCTTACCCTTGATGGTGTGATCGGTCTCCACAAGCCGCTGAACCAGACGGCGCTCTATTGTCAACTCTAAGGGGATTCCTTTCTTTTTAGTCAGGTATTCCTTCTTCTGGTCAATGTCTAGGAAAGAAAATAGAACGTCCTCATCTACCCAGAAGCCATAGGCATAGTCTTCACCCACATAAACCCTAACCCTGCTGCGAAAGAATCTTACTGGGTCGGTATTCCTCCCCTCCGATACTAATAAGTGAACCATAGATTAAACTGAACAACTACTAGGACATTGTTAAAAAGTCCTTTAGCTGAACTATTACCCTATTTTCACGTCAGCTTAATGTTAAGGAAGAGCTGTCGGTCCCACCAGTGACTAACTATAGCGTCCACACTCATGGACACGGAGTTGTCTTTTGGTAGTGATTTGGATAGTAGTGATACAGCTTGTGGCACATGGACAGGGTTTCTGCATACGATGGACGCAGCCTCATTCAGTTTAAGCTCAAACATTTCTCTACTATTTCGTGGAATCTAGGGTTAGAACGTAATAAATAAACCAGATCGTTGCTAGTAAAACAAGACCGATCCCCGCTGTTACTCCATAAGGGAATCCCATTTCTCTGGGAGAATTGATACGACAGTCAAGATTTTACCCTTGCTAAGGAACATCGTCGGAGCTAAACACAACATAAGACACGTGCTCCTTCGGGTCTAGCCGACCCTTCAATGTTGTCAGGAAATTGATAGAATCTTGGCGATCTTCCCAGTACACTGTAGATATCCTGTCGTGTGGTAAATGATTTGGCCTCACAAACTTGTATGAGCCGAATAAGCGGTCATAGGAGAAAACATGATGCACCCCTTCGTAGATGGTATCCCGGCAGGAGCGTGTCATGTAGTACCTGTTTTCAACCTTCTTGCGACCGAAGAAAGTTTCAACTTCTGTTGCTTCGTAGAGAAGGTCATACTTAAACTCCTTGAAGTCGAACAACTTCCCGTAACTAACTATGAACTCGTCTATGTCCATTAAACTAAGTGATTCGGTCATCTAACAACGGGTTAAATGTCAAGGTCAAGATGCTCTAGTTCACCCAAACCGATGAACTGGACTCCCCTGTGAATAGCCCAATACGAGAGATGCCAATGGCCATGAATCCAGATGTCAGGCCTATGAATCTCTAGGAAGTTGTCGAAGCACCTTCTTGTCACAGAGGGGATGTCATACTTGTGCATTCCCTTCTCATGGCAAACCCTTGAAATCACAGTATCGGGGCACTCATGGCTCACGACAATGGCAGGCTTGATAAGCTCATAGGCATCCATGAGATTGCAGAGCTGCCCATAGGAAAGCTCCTCATCGTGCCACCAGTCGTACCCCTCAGTCCGACGATCCTTGTCTATAGACAGTGCTCCGCCGACACAGAAGATGTCGTTTCTCCCGAAAACATTGCCACCATCCTTGATCCAGAACGGGTGCCTAGAGCAAACTGCGGGGTTATCGTGGTTACCCCGGATGAAGTAATGCTCACCCTTCTTCATGTGGTCGTAGGGGGGATTGCTATAGTCTTTTTCCGTCATCGGGTTACGGAAGCCCACCCCAAAGTCCCCCACCTGCAAGGATCGGTCACACCCTTTGATTATCTTCTTATAGATGTTCCACTTCCCGTGTACATCTCCTATAAACCTTACTTGCATTTCCGTTGGCACCTAACTGCTTACACTATAGCACGCCAGGGGGCCGGAGGTCAACGAAGCTCGTGACGGATGAACGCCCACGGCAGGAACACGATCCTGTTGTAGAGCCTTCCGACCATCGACACCTCCCTGTGAGCCACTTTGGTAGCCAGTTGCGGCGACGGGAGGGTCACGGCCCAGCCTCCCATCCCTTCGATCGGAATGGACAGCCTCACCTTGTCCCCTTGGGGCTCCCTAACCAGAACAGCGACTTGAACCCCCGTGGAGTCATTTGTATAGATGGCCCGGTGCCACTTTCCTCCCGACTTAACAACTATCTTCAGAGATACCATACTTGCCTAGAAATAATTTTCAAAAGAATATGAAAAACTTTTTTTTATTATTATTACCCCCTCACTTCAAGAGATAATGAAAAGTTCGTAAGGACCAGGTGCAGGTTCATTCCTGAACTTTTCCTCTTTCTGTCTTAGCAGAGAAACCACATCATCTAGTTGCTCAACCTGCTTAATGTTGCACCTTTGGCAAACAATGTCAACGTTGCCCTTTCTGTGAAAACCCTCGGGACAACAAACGATTAGCCTCCCGTTGAAAGGTTTTGCAAATAAGCCAAGCTCCAACAAGGAGATGGGGCTGATTGTCCCAGGCGACAGGTACATGACAATGGTGTTGACAGCCTCAAGGGCCGAAAGCTCCCATTCCACCTGTTCCCTAAACTGAGGATTATCGGCCCTCTGCTCCCAGGTGGAATCCCAGTCATCTCTGCGGGGGTTGTAAATGTCCATATCAAGATCGGACAGTTCACTCTCAATGCGGGATTGCCAATCCTCAGCCTTCCCCATCTCGATTGATCCCGCCAGAAACACCTTATACCTGTCCCGTGACCATACACTCGATAGACTTGTGGGAGGTTTGTAGATAGTTACCATTTTACAAAACTTGTTGGAAAGTTTAGAAAAGTTTTAGAAAAGTGTAGTTACCGTTAGGTTGATGAATAACCTCCGTAATCAGGTAGGTCAAGGTAGTCAGAGGTGGAGAAGTTTCCAAACCTTGGGGAAGTCCTACCATTCCAATTAGCCCCCATCTTCTGAGTTGTTGCCAGATGGATAACAACAACTTCCGGCAAAAGCTCCCTCTTACTCCTGGGCCACTTCTTAGCATGGATGACGTCTGTTTTGTCCGCCGCACCATGCTTCTTAGGGTACTCGTACACCCCCGACCCTGAAGGGTCCCATAGCTGGAAAAACCCGATCGGCTCATACCCTTGTCCCGGATCCTTGTACTTCACCAAACGTGCTCCAACAGGGAAATAGCCTAAGTGGACGAGGTAGCCGGAAGTGTGTATGGGCCGGGGGTTTTCTATGAACTTAACCCACTTGTCATACCCTTGACACATCAACCTGTCAACCCCGTAAATCTTAGATGAGTCCAATGGGACATTATCAAGAGCCTTCCTAGTTGTTGGAGGGAGGTAAATATCAGCATCCATGTGAAGCACCCACCCGTCCATGTCAAGGTGTTTCAACCCCTCACAGATACCCTTACCTTTATTGAAAATGTCTCCGTTTTCGTAAAAAACTTCCGTTACAACGCATTCAACCCCATAATAGGAACATAGTGCCTGTGTGTCCTTGTCGCTAGGATGCGTAACAACAACGAGGTTATCAATCTGAGAGGAGGAACTTGGCAGAGTATGTGATAGGAAGTCGGCGTAGTTCACACAGACGATTACTGCTTCTAATTTCATAACTGGGGTATTTATTTGGCGGGTCAACCCCATTCTCTTACCCGCCGATAGTCAATAGAGAAAAGGCCCCTTTCCCAGGGGCCAGTCAATCAAGCAATGAGGGCATTGGGGACAATAGCCTGATGCCGCCAGTGCTTGTCGGTCTGAACATGGCCCTTGCGGACAAACTTTGCCACGGATTGGCTGAAGTTGTCGTAGGCAAAGGCATCAGCCAGGCGAACAACGTAACCCTCAGTCTTGGACACGTCAAGGCCCTTCACAAGGTTGCGAATTTCCTTCTCGTTCCAGACCCCAGAGTAGATAACGGGCACCGGCTGGACACCAAGCATACCGAAGTATTCAACAGTATCCTCCCAAGAGAGAGCCATGTTGTTTTCATCCCAGATGCTGAACCCGTAGAAAAACGACTGCAGATCAGAGTAGGAAATGCTGTGGCGGGCCCAAAGGTTCTCACCGCAGATTCGCCACCCCTGGGGGATGTCACCCTGGATTTGAGCCCAAAACTGTTTGACCCAGGCCCGGTCCTCCCCACCCTTGCCATCCAGGCTGCGGGCGTGAATGTTGTCCCGGTACATGGTCGTGTTCTCACCGTCCATCTTCTCAGTCACCACCACCATGCGACCCTCAAACTGGGACACAGACTGGGAAACCTTGTCGTCGGAGGTGATGGCCTCGGACCACGGCAGGTGGAACGTCCGGGGGTATTTGATTGCTTCCATTTTGACCCCCTCAGCGGTGGACGGCTCAGCCGCCCTTACTCCCATATTATACCAGACTTCCGGGGGGAGTGCAAGGGATGCCGATGCCCAAGCCTCAGTCAAGGGAAAGGTGAACCGTCCCGGTGCAGGAGTTCAAAAGTGTTCGGCGTGAGATTAGCCGTGGATCCTCAGGATCTAGTCGGTCCATAACATATTCCTTTTCGAAAAACATGATCTTGAGCGGCTGGCTAGCTTTAAACTGACGGGTATTCGTGTAAATGAAGTAGTCAATTTTGTTATAGCTTAGTTTGTCGCAAATCGAAAGTGCCTCCCCATAGTTGTCGTTTTTTACTAGCCTAGAGATTGTTGGCCCATTATTATTTGCCTTAAATGCACTGGATGCCGCAGTGTGGATCCTATCCTCTCTCTTCCCATCTCCGGGGTAAGCGTCGCTATCTAAAAACGCTTTAATCTCATATTTATTCCCGGCATAGTCAACCAAGTCTACTCCGATTCCCTTGTTAAGATTAAAGAACTTACAGACGATGTTTTCAGTTATTTGATAATTTGTTCTACCGTTTTTCATAGTGTCTGTTACATCGATCGGAACTCCACCCACGTTAACAGTCAAGCTGTCAATTTGGCAACTGTATAGGACATTAGTTTCGATTTCAAGATCCTTGCAAGTCTTTTTAATTTCGGCAGTTCTCATTTCTTATCAGTCTAAAATCGTTCAGTTTTGTTCAGGTACCCCATCGCTAACTACCTTGGGAGGAGGGCGGCACAATTTCCCCATGTCAATAGTCCAAATCCTTTTCAGTCCTTAACTATCAAAATACTCATTCAGCAAGAAACGTATCTCTTTTATGGAGAGAGCTTCAACAAAGGCAACATTATTGAAAAACCTTTCGTAATCAACACAGTTCAATGCTTTTAGTACAGCCCCATCTGCAACCTTTAAGAACATTTGGGTAGTGTTGGGTTTTCGGGGAAACTCAGTCGATAAGCCTCCGCACCCCCTACCAAATACAGTTAGGCTAACGTCTGCTTCCTCAGGAGAACATTTCTTAATGTATCCTCTATCCTCTACCACTATGGGTTCTCTCTCATAGTCATGCCTTTCCCATATCTGGTAAACGGTAGCCAACTTCCCTTTACTACGGCTCTGGTCATGTTCATCGTAGACATAATCTATGCTCAAGTCTTCGTCATAAACTAGGTGGAAGTTCGGGTTCAGTCTGTCAATAACCGACCATTTTCTCCAGCTCTTTGGCACTATGAATCCTATGAAGTCTGAAACCTGAGCACATTTGTTGAAGAATGGTACAGATAACTTATTAGCCCTTCCGAATGGGGGGTTAGTTAATGTGGTGCAACCTGCGATGAAAGAGATATCCTCTTGTAAGAAGTCTTCAGTCAGTCTTACGAGTCTGTGCTTAGGTTCTATGTCAAATGAAAGTATTTTGTCTTCTTTTATACCGGACAGCGTAAAAGCCTCAATAAATGAACCTGTCCCTCCCGCAGGCTCTAGCCATGTTTGCCCCCTATCTGGAGAGAACTTCAGCATAATTTCAAGACAGTGGGAACTTGTCTCAACCGGGGTGTAATACTGTTCTTTACCTGTAACTCTTTTATTTTGTGACTGTTTCATGTGGATCAAATTTAACGATTCCTTTTCCCTTACCCGAAACCCCCAACATCTGCCGAAACAGACTTCACTCCCAAGACTCGATCTTACGATTTGCTTGCAAAATGTTGAGAATCTCCTCATCCCTCTTGTTGTTGGGTCCGTAAACTTCAATCGGGATACCATCATAATCAACTAGGTAGTTCCTAACGAACTCATCAATCTTTTTAGCCTCCTCTTCTGTTTCCCATCGTCCACGTGGATCGAAGGGTTTAGTGCGCTTCAGGATGAGGTTCACATACTCCACTCCTGTGGACTTTGCATGATTCATGAAAGACTTTGCAGCATAGCCCACGTATTTGTCAAGTCCACCAGACCTGTAGTCCTGATAGATGCCAGCCAGGAGAATGGGGCTATCGGTTACAATGAAATCGACCTTCCCATACAACATGCTTTCGTAAGCACTTTGCTTTCCGAGGAGGTAAAGCTGATCCCACTCTCTGACCTTGCGGTCATTCCATGCCCAATACTTGACATACTCCCTGACAAGCTCAACGTGCATTCCATTGAGTTTCATGCGGGCAAACAGGAGAGCGGCGGTCGTAGACTTACCGCACCCTGATCCGCCAAACAAGTTAATTACTACAGTTTTGTTTTCCATTACTTCTAAATGTGTCTAAAGGTGAACTACCAGCCTAGGTCTTTTGTGTTGAACAGGGTGTGATCCCCCAACGAACTAGCATCAAGCTTAGCCTTAAGGCTTTCCAACATTGTCATAGGTTCATGAGAACTTGAAAAATACACAATCTTCCTACTTCCGGTAATCTCAGGAGGCGTAAAGAACAGATAGAGTTTCTTATCCCAGATGTCAAGGTACTGGCAAAATACCTCAATGTCCTCTTCTGTTTTATTTATGACTTTCAACTTTCTAAAGATCCAGAATCTTTTCCATGATTTCTTCCCAGTAGACCATCTTACAAACCAGTTAGTCGGGACATCGTCAAAGGCTACCCCATAGTAAAACATCTTAAAGTTGAACGTTCTTAGTAGGGCGTCAGTATTCATTTAACACGGATACATTGCGAATGTCAGGCAACCATCTCCAATCCCCACTAATGAGAATGTTCTTCCCTGACACGTCCTCGACAATGCCACGGCTAGGGCCGAGTATACTTCGGTGCCTTTCAATAGCTACATCCCACAGTATCTCCTTGCCAATGAGTCTTCTAGCTTCACTTGAGTTCATTTCACAATGTTCAGTTGATCCCTCGTGAGAGGTTTTATGATGTAACGACCAATCCTAAGGAACTTTGTTACCCTTAGCCGTTCGCTAAAGAGTAAAGGGTGAACATTGGTATCCTTCCAGGCCAGACCGTAACCAAAAACCCTGAAAAAACCTGAGCCATGGCCGCAGCATACACAACTGCTCAGCAATTTGCAGGAAAGTTCTAATTTCACAAAAGGTACCCTCAACCAAGCTCAAAACCCATAGCAATAAGCCGCTCATCGCACCACTTACGGGAGTACGGATCGAATCCGTAGGTCTCGTCCTTTTCAGGGTCGCCTCCCCCGCTCCCACTAGGGCCTGACTCCCAGTTCTTGAAGTCTTCCTTCTCGGAAAACGGAGCAACCCGAATGCGTGGGGTCTTTTCAATGAAGGCAACCCGATTAGCGGTAAGGCTGGGGTCTGACCCCGCAATGACTCGCATGGCGCAGTAACCGTCTTTAACGATCCAGGGAGAGGTTTTCATTTCCACGGGGGCGATTCACCATTATTATAGCACCTTGGCTGCATATGGTCAAGGCCCCAAGCCAAGGTCATCACAAAGTTTGGCAAAACAGGCTGCGTTCCCTCTTGACAAAGCCGCTGCCTCTTCATCACCCATTGTCCCCAAAACTCTCATAACCTCGACCTTATCCCTAAGCTCGTCAGGTATGTCAATGTTAACCCCACTATACCCCTTCCAGTAGGTGAGTGTCACATTGTTTTTCTTACCACACTGCCACACTAAGGCCGGGTGTGTGACCTCCACCTGTAGCTCTAGGGAGTATTTGGAAAACTCAGCTTTGGCTGTAACCAGATTGTAACAACCATTTATTAGCCTGACGTTGGCCATAGAGTCAAGCAACCTTCTCATCCCTTGCTTAGTCATCTTCTCCATTTTCAGATGGTTGGGCAGCCGTTATAAGACTTCATGATCCACCCCAAGCTCTGTGAGAATCTGCTGAGAGAGGTCCCTCCTCCCTTGAGTCCACCCATCACCATAGCTTTCGGACCCAGGGTCAGGGGCGATAGCCTCATTAACAATGATTGGGATAACTTTAAGGGCAAACTCCAACTCAGAAAAGATGTAAAGGGCCAGGTTTTTCCTCCCTTGAATCCACCCATCATGGAAGTCCTCGTACCCTTGGTGGGTCACATTGGCAGCAGATACAAGGATTGATGTTACCTTAAAGATACTGTTCAGTAGTGGTTTTGTCATTCTCTTTGTGTCAACCTGAGTTAAGGTATTTGAACAGGGGAAAGGCCCCGGTTTCCCAGGGCCACACCTCAAGATGGGTCAACCACCAAGGGCAGCCAGTTGAGACTCCAGTTCCTCCAGGGATGTGGAGTTAAGCTGCTCGTTGCGCTTGGCAGCGATAGCCTCTCGGATGCGCTCTTTGAGAGTTTCCTTAGCAGCACGCTCATTTGCAGCCTTGTTCTCCTCTTGCTTGGTAGCAATCACATACTTGATAATCTCAAGCATGTCCCGGAGTTGGGAGCGGCGGGGGTTAGGATTAACCTCCACAAACGACTCCTCCGTGAGCCCCCTAAGCTCAGTATTCACCGCAATAGCAACCGAGTTCAGATTGAACCCATTGCGAGAAGTGAGGGGAAGATCCCAAAGTTGCTCAACAGTAAGCTCACCCTTATCACTGGGGAAACGGAACTTCTTACGGGTGGCTTCGATAAAGATTTCAGTCATGTTCGGTGTTTGCGAATGGCGAATTTACGTTGTTGTGGAATGAGGGTCAAAAGGAGATCACATAGGGCCTCCCATCAGCGATGACGCTAACTTTGTCCTTACGGGTTGAAGAGAACCCAACCCCGGAGAGTTGTTCCTCCACAGGAACGCACTTAGTCTTGTCCCCGAGAATCTCGAAGACTTTCCGGTGCTTTTCCAGTTTACCCGACAGGAACTCATTGTAGATCCCTCGGGTAGGCTCAGGGTTTTTGCACCCTTCCAGGATGAGGAACCAGTGCTTATTCCCGGTGTTGCCGGAGTTCTCCCAGTGGTTTGGGGAAAGCATGATGGTGTTCACCTTGACGGGATTACCGATGGAAACACCCCATTTCTCACCGGAAGCCCCGGAAACAAGCCCCTTGGCTAGCGGAACCACCTTAGTCAAGGCCTTGCCTTGAACATGAAGTTCAAGCATTGGGATGTTCTTCCCAAGCCGCTGGTCATAGCGGAACTGCTGGATTTTGCCATCGTGTTCAACCTCAAGGATACATCCGGGATCGTTTGTCTCCCTTTGGTTGAAGTTGTTGACTGTGATGGTATAGACACCATCAGCCAGACTGCCTTCTCTCCAGCTAAGGTTCTCCACTGCATTGCGAACAGGGCTACCCACGTTCATGTCAACGTCCAAAACCCCCTGCTTGTTCCCGTAGTAGATTTGCCTACCCAGGGGATCACGGCAGTGAATGTCAAGGTCATCCAGGTTGAACCATGCCAGGGAGCACCGGAGTTTTGCATTGGTAACGTTTCCGCCAGCCTTCCTAACCCTCTGCTTGATAGAGTCGGTGACGTTTCCGTCATACGACCAGGCAAAGTTGTTACCCCACTTGAATAGTTGGTTCACATCGTCGTGAACCGGAGCAGTCACCGTGACGAAGTTGGGCTCGTGTTCGTGACTCAAAATGATCTCAATGTCCTTGTGGGACATCGACATGAACTCATCAATAGAGACTGGGGTGGGGTTACTTGCCTTGCGAGGTTTGGAAACGGCAGCTTCCATGAGGAGGGAAGTAATCCCATCCTTCATAGCTCCCGAAATGGCGTTGTTTACATAGAGAACGTCATTGACGCTGATGTCGCTGATTCTGGCGAATCGCCTAGCAAGAGAGTCCTCCATGTCGAGTTCCTTAAGCGTCTTCACAGCATCCTCAATCATCCGCTTGGAAATGATAGCAGTGGGGCGCTTGTAGTTGGTCGGAGCAGTCTTCTGCTCAAACTTCCTTACTGCCTCCTCCAAAGAGTCCCCATTAGAAAGGTCTACAAGGAGGGTACCAATAACTGTGTTGCGGAAACCTGCGTTCCAGTGCTCACAGTTCTCCCAGACGAACAACCCTGCTTCATTAGCATCAGACGCCTTCTTAGCAAGGTAGTTACGCTGAAGAACCTGGAAGTCTTTGACAGCGTTCTTGAACTCCTCACCCCGATAAATGGAGTTGCTCTCGATGAGATCGAGTACCGTGTCAAAATGCTCAGGAACAAGCTCGTTCAACCCCCTGTTCAAAACTTGATGCTTTGATACAGAGGAACCGATAGCGGAACCGGGGGAGCTAGTGATGTACTTGCGGGGAACCTTGCAGTACAGGTGGTGCCATGTGATGTCAATGTTCTTGGCATCGACGTTAGGCAGGCGACCAAAGACCGATTCTACCGTGCGAAACACAGACTTTACTGCGCCATTACGCACAGCTTTAGCCATTGCTTCCGCCACCTTGTCGTAGGGATGAGCGACACCGTCAACATCCCACACGGTTTGCATGGACCCGTTGGCGATAGCCACGACGGAACCTACATTGTTGATGAAGTTCTTGCAATACTGGCAATCGTGCTCAGTACGCTCCCGAAAGATCGGGTTGGTTCCCTCAGGGAAAGCCGCAAGATAAGTCTGGTAAAGGTCACCAGCGTCAACGATGTAAAGCTCGTTGCTCTTAGCAATCTTGTCGAACTGCTTGGTTACTTTTTCTGCGAAAGTCTTGAACATTTTTCAGTAAGTCGAAGGAAGTCGATTGAAGAGTTGACTAGACTCATTCCCCCAGATTTGCTAAACCTAGGGGAAACTAATAGCTCGATAGAGTGACCGATGATCAGCTCAAATGTGAAGCAACTAGGACAGAGGCCCCTTGCCAAACCTCGGTAATAGGGGTATCGAGATCGAACTCAAGGGTTTGAAACACTTTCCCCATAACAACAGGTTCCGATACACTGGGCTCCCTGAGCGCCATAAGGGTTATCCCCTCATGATGGCTCCATCCTAGCAGAACCCGCTTGCCTGGGAACCTTACATGAACCTTAAATTCCTCTCGCCTGTCTTGGGGGTCAGTCGGCGGAGTAATGGGCTCAACTTTGGGGCGAGTAGGGGTGGCAAACTTGAACATTTCCCTATTGCGATTGATCGTGATGAGAGGAACTACCTATGAAGGAAGGGGGCCGAAGCCCCCTACCCGTCAGCACCAGTTCACACGGCAACCGGCAGGAGTCGCTGAGCGACGGTTTCCTTGGGGGTCAGCTTCCCGTCGATACGGAAGTAGCGGTAGAACTGCCCACGGCGAACGGTGGGGGTCACAGTGAAGGTGACCGTAGCACCGTTGATCCGGGCAGTCCGGTGAACCCGTTCCAGGATCCCTGCGTTTTGGGCCTCTTGCATGGCCTCGGTCTCCATCTTCTGCAGACGGTTGAACAGGGTCTGGGGCTTGCGGATGTTGAGAGGGGGCATGGTGTTTCTCCTTAAAGGTGGGCGGGTCAACCGCCCTTACCCCAATATTATAGCACATTGGGACGGGCACGCAATAGGCCCCCCTTGGACCTGTCTATAACCTGACTCCTGGCGGGAGCTATGTCCTACGGACCAACCAAACAGACAAAAAAATAGGGGGTCTCCCCCCCCTTTTTTTCATTTGTTCCCTGGGGCAGATCAGGAAGCCCCGGTCAGGAGCTTCTGGGGAACTTCCTCTTTGGCAGTCCGCTTCCCGTTGACACGGAAGAGGCGGTAGTAACGACCAGGTTGAGCCACCATCGGGGTCACGGTGAAGGACACCTCAGCACCGTTGATACGGAGAGTGTTCTGAACCCTGTCCCGAGCATTGGTGTCTTGAGCTTCCCTCACTGTGAGGTTTTCCAGGTCCGTCAGACGGGAGTACAGGGCCAGAGGCTTACGGATAGTCAAAGAGCGGTTCGCCATTTTAGGTTCTCCTTTGGTTTGGGTTATGGGGGCGATTTGGTTGCCCTTACCCATTTATCTTAAACGTTAGGGGGGCGGTAAAGCAAGTCATTGCCCCGCATAGTGGCCAATTTATTTACCGTCCTTAACATTACCCCCACTAGCAACCCTGTCTGCTTTCGTCAGCATCCCGAGGGGCGAGGAAAAACCAACAACAGAAAAAGCCCCGGTTTCCCGAGGCTTCATCCGCATTCTTACCGGTTCCTTACCGACCACCTCAGAGGGTGAAGTAGAGACCAGTTACATCCTCACATACACGCTTGAGGCAATCGGCATAAACCATTTGCTGCGACCAGACTTCAGGACAAGCAAAGGTGCGCTTGTTGTAGCGGTAGCCCTTCATGTCGTACAAGTCAGTCCCAGGGTTGTAGGTCAGCTTGAGGTGGCTGATCTTGTTGGCACCAATCTGACGCTTGAAGTGGAGGGTGGCCGAGTCGGTCTCATTGTCGTAAATGATCCGAGCACCCGTCATGGCACAGATGGGGCCGATGCCGCCGATCTGATTGAGCATGGTCTGGATAACGTCGTTCATGGGTCTGAAGCAGTGGCGGCCCTGCCGCCTTACCCCCATATTATACTACGTCCCCCGGCCCAAACGCAAGGGGTCCCTCCCCTTCGCCATTATGCTCACTCACACGGATGTCAGTCACCCTTTCCACCCCTTTGAGGTTAAACAGGCCTTCGATGAACTCTGGTAGCGCATCGACCAGGGTGCTCCTGAAATCACACCTGCTATTTATGACCTCGTTTGGGTGGTCAAACGGGAGGAAGGACACACGGAACGTGACTCCCCAAGTCTTGACCTGCTGCCTTTTGAGCTTAGACTCTGCTATTTTTCTTTCCACGTCCTCCAGTTGAGCCGGAGTGAGTAGGTCTGGGTTGAAGTTCATTATTTCAAAGTTGTTATTGTTCATTTTGTCGTAACCTTCTCCATCCACTCAGCGAACTCTTTGGCATCAATGCCGACAGAATCCCCCACTATACTTCGGATGTTGTTAAGACTGCCATACTCATAGTCAAAGGAGATGTCCACGGCTGCTGCAGTGGCTGCAAACCTCGCTACAGAGAACGGGACAAACCCGTCCTCATCGGCAACAGTATTGAGGGCGTGAAAGAGGTTAGGGACAGGGGTGGCCATTTTCCTTCAAGATAGGGATGTGGAGATTGGGGGGCTAGGTAGCCCCACAGATACAGCAGATAATGGTTAACGATCCCAAATGGGGATGGCCATTTCCAACTCACCTTGCCACTGCTCATAGTCTGCGGTTGCGACCTTGGCGGTGTCAGCAGGGTCCTTCCCTTCCTGATAGTAACCGATCAGGATCTCCAGCATGAGCCCGTTATCCCAACAGTAAATGTCCTTGAGGGAGGCGTGAACCTTGCCCCACCAGTCACTGAACTCCTGGTTGTCGAGAGCGTTGTCAACGGTCAGGGTGGCAGCGTCAGCCATGTGCTTGAGGCAGTGGGCGGCTCGGCCGCCCTTACCCCCATATTATACCACCTTAACCGGCGATTCGTCAGCAGGCAGTAAGTTGAGGGCGATACCAAGGGGTTGACCCCCTCAGAGTAACCTTCTTTACAGAGTGCTTATGGGCATGGGAGTCCCAAAACTTAGCCTCAACAGTGGTGGTGCCTTTCCAGGATGCTTGCCGTGTCCAATGAACAACGGCATCATCCAAACTAACCCAGCACCAGTCGTCACCCGTTACTTTCTCAACATCTTCTAAGGTGTTACAGATGGTGCGGGATCCGTCATACCCCCAAACTGTGTAACTCTCAACCCAATCTCCGATTTCGTCGGTTTGAACATAGTAGGAAGGCATTTGACTCGACAGGGGGAATAAGGGGGCCAAAAGGCCCCCGTTGAAGCCTTAGGCTTATACGTCAGGCAGGTAGAAGAACTGCTTTGCTATCGATCATCCTGCATAGGACTTCCATAGCCACTTCACCACAGGTGGGGCAGGTAACGCAATCCTTGATTAAGGACTTGATGGTTGTAGCAGGAACCATCCCTGAAATAATATCCCGGTTGTATCTATAAACGGCGTTAATCAGCTTAAAGACTTTGCGAACTTTGTAGTTGTCTCGGGCGTACTGACTATACATGCCGACCGTTTGAGTAAGGTCGTTGCTCTTGCGAACCTTAAGGTAGACCTCCTCGACCTTTGCAACCACCTCAGGCTCAATTGACTCCCGAATGGCCTCAATGATCGCCAGCTCCAACTGAACGATCTGCTTCATTCTAGACAATCTCTTGTTGTAGCCATCCTCCAGAACTTTTTGGTTTTTAGCCCACTTGCCATTCAGCAGGTCTTCCAGCTTCTCCTTAACCGATACCTCTTGTTCTTTCTGAGCTTCAAGCTCGGCTTTACGTTGGAGCAGGTTTTCCTTGAAGGCTTCAAGGGTGGAGACTTCAGTCGGTTGCATGACTTTGTTTGAGTTAAAAATGGTTAGGGTCTGATTAGATCAGACCGATTTCCGTGAAATCCCTGATAGCAGCTTGGGCTGCGGGGCTCTCATCCCTTTTCAGTTCAGAAATTTCCCCTTTAATCCAGTTCCCTCCGATAAACTTGTCCGACTTTTTGCTAGAAAGGTGAAGACGGTAAACGGCGAACCCTACCTGGGCTACTTTACTGACCTCGGGGTTGTTCACTTTTCTATAAAACCTTGCATTTGCCCGGAAGTTTTTCTTCCTCAGACAAACCTTGAGAACCCGGAGAAACTCATTGGTGTGTTCCTCGCCGATTGACTTTTCAAGAACCAACTTAAACCCGTGGTTGAAAAGGAACTGCTCCTTTTCCTCCTCAAGGGTCCCTTGAAACTCGTTGGTAAGCTCTTCCTCAATGGGTGGCCAACACTCAGAGAACTTGTCGCTTACAACCTCGTGAATAGGTTTGCGGCTTTTGAGTTCTTCCATTGCCTCATCCAACTGAGGGATAAGGTTATCAATGTCTTCAATGGACATTTTATCAATGTCCAGATGTTCGATGTTTGGGAGTGTCATTCTCCGTGGCGGAATTTAGGTGGGACGGTGTTAAGCTCAGTTAAGAACGGAGGGGAACGCTGCCCCGTCCCTTTGGAGTCAATCAAGTGGCTGTGTCTCAGTGGTTACAGCATAATGGAGTGGAGGGGGATCGGCAAGGCGAATATTCGCCAATCCCCCTGAAGTGCAGGAAGTCTCAAGATTTGCAGACGTGGATCACAGCAGTCTCCAGCAGCTTGCCGTCAGGCAGTTCGCAGAGCAGGGAGCTGGTGAATCCTCGGCGTTTCTCTCCCCGGATGGAGACCCGTCCCTCTAGTTGGTACCCGCTCTCCTTCAGTGCTGACAAGGTGCGGAACCCGTGCAGGGTGTGGGAGACTGCGAAGCCGTGCTCCCCCCATTCAATTGAGACGGCGGGGGCCTTGAAGCGAACCGGGATGTTCCAGGGGCCAAAGGTCTCCATGTCCCCTCGCTGATCCTCCAGCGTGGGGGCCAGATACTCCAGCCACTGCTCAGGAGTCACCTTCAGGGCACCTGGGGTGGAAGGCAGTGTCAGAGGGGGGAGGGAGCGGGACGTGACCTTAAAGCAGCTTCTTGCATATTATACAGGGTCTGGCCCCCGTCCGTCAACCTAACCCACCTTTCCTATCCCCAATGTAAGTATAACTAAAAGGTTACTTAGTGAGAAGTTTCTGGACAACTTCAGTAAGCTCGTGTTGTTGATCAGCCATTTGGCGATACCCGACCCCAACAAACATCTGGCCTGAAAAGACTATGACCGTAGCAATCCCCCAAAAGATGTAATACCACCGAGACTTAACCTGATGAACCCTGTGTCCCTTATCCCCATCGTTCAATGAAGCCATACCGTCACTCAGAAGTTATCGTTACCATCTCTATACCCCATCAGGTAACCAATAAACACGCCGCCTATAAAAGCAGTGAAGAAGTACAAGGAATCTATAACTGTCCTCGCAAGCTCGGGGAAAGTCATCTCAGTGCTCATTGTCTTCTTAAGTCCTGCGGTTCAGTTAGGTTCAAGACCGGCATCGAAGTTAAACCCCTTGTAGACCTCATCCGTCTTAGGGTCAGGGGCAAACGTGTTTTTCATCACTGCCTCAAGGCTCTCAGGGGTGAGCACTGCGTCGTCGGCAGTGTCGTCGGGTTGGGGAAACAGATCCAGCATCTTAAGGTAGTCCATGTTTTCCTCGGGGGTCGTCTTTCAATATTATAGCCGGTAAGGGGGGACGTGTCAACCCTTATCCCCGTACCTCCGGCGGAACCGGGGGGCTGTTGAGCGGTCTTCAGAAGTGAGCTTGCCCCCACCATACTGCATAATCTGCTTACCGCTGATTCCATCAGAGATAGTTGCTGAGCCGAACAGCTTAGCCAGTGGCTCAAAGTGCCGGGGAACCTTGTTATACGCATCTTCAATGAAGTTTAGGGGTACGAATCTTCCTCCGCCCATACTAAGTGGTAGTTCTGCCCTTCTGACTGCTCGTTGTATTCCGACCCTCTCAGGGATATGTTGAGCGATTAACTGAGTTTTGTAGCCCAGCTTCTTTAGTTCCACAGCGTTATTAGTGTATAGCTCTCTATCTGCCCCCGTGCCATCCCACATTATATTAAAACCCCTCTCTTTAGCCCTTCTAAGGATCTCCCTTGCTATTTCTGAACTCCTCTGGTGAACTTTACCCGCTATCTCCTTGTCCCCAGCTCCGGCCCCAAAGAGAAACTCAGGAAGAATGGACTTTATCTTGTCTGAGTCAATAACAAGGAAGCCCTTAGGGTTCCCACCAAATCTTTTATCCAGCAAAGTAGACTTCCCTGAAGCAGGACCACCCATCATGAAAATAGCCTGCGGAGAGTCACTTTTTACCCCCTTACTCAGGACATTTTCAATAAGACTCTCCTCAAACTCCTTTCTGGCTTTGGAGTTTAAGTCCTTGAACCTGCCCAGATTATGCCTATCTTTATACCAACGTTTAGGCTCATGCTTAAACTTTTTACCATTAGCATCCACTGCAGTAACCAGGGGCCTATTCTCTAACCTGTTGAGCATACTATCTACGTTCTCAGTATACTCATGTAGTTTCTTCAGCATCGCATAGGACTTTTCGTTAGGGTTTTCAAGGTGAGTTCCCTTACCATCCCCCCTATCCTGGTTTAGCTTATTGAACTCCCGCTCTACAAACCTTTCTCTTGCCTTTGTGAGCTTATCAATCTTCTCTTCAACGGACGACTCTCCTTTGGGCCTCCCGCTTATCTTATCTCGTGCCTTCCCCAGGAAAGACTTTATCTTCCCACTTATGTCAATCAAACACGCTTTGAGTCTGGCTATGCAAGTTCCCCCACACGATTTCCCTTTACTACACCGCTTACCCATTTGTCACCCCTCCCTTTGATATGTCTCCTCAAATATGCCCCTCTTGACTACCCCGTAATCCCCGTCCCCGTGCCTTACAATAACATCCTCACCCGGCTTATACTTAAGAGTTTCCCCCCAAGATGTTTTAACCTCCCCCGAGTGGTCAGCTTCTTTGGCCAACTTTACGATCTTCTTAGGACTAGCAGTGCCATCCCCGTTGTCAACCTTCAACTTGGCAAAAGTTTCGGGTGGTATAGGGTACTTCTCTCCCTTTGGACCAGTTATTATGTAGAACCCCTTCCCATACTTGACAGGGCCCTCTAAGGTCTGGATAGTCCCTGCCTTTTGAGCCACCTCAAAGGGCTCTTTAGCTGGTTTCTTAAACGCCTTGAAGGCACCTTCCTTAAACCACTCTTCACTAACCTTGCTTGGCTTTAACTTTTCCCTAAGCCGTCCAACAGAGGAATCTGCATTAGCCCCTAGTCCTTTCAGGCAAACTTTAACCCTAGAGATGCAAGTTCCTCCACATGACTTTCCTTTACTACACCTTTTCATAGTAACTCCTCACTCAGAGGGGGTCCATGAAGTCTTCCCATCCGATTTCATCGAACTCCTCTGGGGTATCTTTAGGGTACCTGCGTACAGCCTTTATAATCTCTTTCTTATCTATTTTATCAGCCTGAGCTTCTTCCCTTTTGTCGCTACTTAGTAGGGATTTTATGTCAACTTTTGCCATTTTACTGAGACTAGGTAGTGGTTACGGGGATGGGGGCGGTTTGCTGTTGGCCGGGGGAGCCAAACTCTCTTCTAAACCCCTGTAAATCTTGGGATAGCGGTCCAACCATAGCTCCTGCTTGGTACTGAACGATGTTTCTACCCCTGCCCACATCGAACATAATTGCATTATCAGCTTCCCTAGACATCTTTTCTATTTGTTCAGGTATAGATAGATGGGCTCTCCGAACATGGCTGACGGGAATGAACGTCCCTAGCCTCTCTAACCTGGATATGGATCGAGCTATTCCCTCTTTAGGGTTCACATGGTAAGCCAATACAGACACCCTGTACCCCCTACCCTTCAAGTCCCTAATCTTCTCAATGTGTTTATCAGCCTTAACTCCCGACACACTAACGACCACATTTAACCCTTTATCCCTAGCTGCCTCATAGACCTCCTTAGCCAATCTCTTTGCGTTACCGTGAGACATTGCTGAGGAGTTTCTTACCCCTAAAGCCTTTCCGACTCTCATTACGGGATCCAGGTTTCTAATAGCCTCTGGGTTGACGATGACAAACCCCTTGGCAGCCGCTAGTTTCTTCTCCGATAAGGTCATCTTTTTGGATCCCGGACCCCCTACAACTAGAACGGCCTTTTTCCCTGGCACACCCTGAGCCAAGATCTCATTCTTAATCTCCTCTTCATAGTTTCTTCTGGCTGTTGAAGAGAAGTTTGAGTATTTTTTCAGTCCATAGGGGTCACCATCTACCCATCTCTTCTGGTTTGGGTTTTTTCCCTCCAATACGTTAATCTTTTGATCTATCTTCTTAACTCTCTTCCCCACCTCGTCAACGACTTTCAGAGCTTTCTCGTCAGGGTGCTCCATGAAGTTTCCAACACCGTCAGGTCTTGGCTTTTCCATGAACTCGACCAACTTTTTCCCCAAACTCTCCTTTTTATCGTTGAGCCTTTTTACTCTGTAAACAGTGGTATAATCCTCCGCCCCCTTTCTACACTTCTTGCCAGCAGGTATCCCATAGATGGAGCCATCGCCCCTCCTACAGACCCTGTGTGTCTCAGGTATCAGTTCCCTCCTACTCCCTCCAAAACCCTTAGACATTTTTGAGATAAGCAACCACAAAGGTAGTTATACCCATTACCCTTCAGTAGTCGCTCTGATGCACAAGTTTTTTGTCGGCTGGGGAGTTATACAGCAGCTTAGGGGTAAAGGCAAGTGGTATACCCTTGCCCCTTCCTATGCGCATCAGGAGGCAGTGGTCGTTTTGGGGGATTTGCGCAGTCGCAGGAACGACCGGATGTAGACCCGCTTCCCTTTGGCACGGGCGCTCACTGCCTTGTTCCGGTAGAACACCAGGGTGCGCTTGATAGTGAACGGGGAAGTGGATTGGGCAGCTTTCTGAGCAGCCTTGAGCTGGGCCTTGGCAACCTCTACAGCTTCCATAGCCAGTGCAACATCCGAGTTGCCGGAGTAGTCATAAACCTTCTCCTCCTTGAGGTTCACCCGGCCGTAGATGGTTTCGGCCTTGTTGCTGACGTGGGCTTCAAGCAAACCGAACAGCTTGGTGCGAATGGGAGCACCTTGCTCGTCTAGCTCAGCCTTACGCTCCTCGATGGAGGAAAGGCGGCGGATCAGGTTCTCGATAGCGGTGATGGCGTCCATGTTTCTGAAACGGTGGCGGCCCTGCCGCCTTACCCCCATATTATACCATGTTGGGTTGGGCTTGTGTGGGTAGGGGCGATTATATGAGCGGTTGGGGACATTTGCCAAGGGGACTTGACAATTACGAAAAAGCCCCGGTTAGGCCGGGGCTTATGGGAGCAAACCTGAAGGGGCACCGGTTTGCTTTTGCTATCAGAACGGGACTCAAACCGCCGGGGTAAGAGCCCGGAAAAGCATGAGGAAGGGGCCAGCGATGGGGGCAACAGGGGCGAATGGTGCGGGAATGGTGGCCGCAGTGTTGGCCACCTCCTCACTCACGCCTTCCAACCACTGGCGAAACTCCTGCCCAGTGGCATAAACCTCCTCAGCCTTCTCCACAGTTGCAGCGATAGCAGCGTAGGCCGCATCCTGGATCTCCTCACGGTTCTCCCAGACGTACTCAGCAGCAATGACGACGAAAGCAGTCAGGATCTGGAGAAGAGCCCAGGCAATCAGGGCGTATTCGGCGGTGCGGTCAGCGATGGTCACCCAATCCGTCTCACGGAAGCGACGGACAGCGGTGCCAGCGACACGACCGGCAAAGCGAGCAGCGATAACAGGGAAGTCGTTCATGGGAATAATGCGGTGGCGGCTCCTGCCGCCTTACCCCCATATTGTACCACACTTATCCGGCTTGTGGGGCTATACCCCTCAATCTTGGGGTTGCTCTTCCGGGAGACTGGGCGGAATTACAGTCCTAGAGCGGGGTTTGGGCACATTTACCCTGAGCATTTTTGCTGGGCCCATGTGCAAGGACGAGTCGTCGCCTTGGGTAATCGACGGAGGTGGGGTGGGGATCCTTACTGCTGGGGTGATCTCGGCCAAAAGGTCACGATCGGGTTCCTCCGGGGGCAGCAGATCGCTATGGTCAGTTTCCGGATTGGACGCACTGACGATGAGGTCATTAAGGCAGTCTGTGTAGGGGGGCATGACTCCCATTGAAGACACCTTGCGATTGATCTTTGCCCTCTGGGCTTTTGTCCAGTCAACCACAGCCTTAGCGAACATGTCCGCTAGCTCATCAGCCCTATCCTGCTCAATCCCCGAGTCAATAAGATCATCGAAGACTTTGCACCAGATGGACGTGGAGTTCTTCCTTGCTGCGTCTAACTCTCTTTGCAAATCAATAATCTGCTTTTCCAGTTGTGAAATCTTATCTTGTGAACTTGCTTTTGTCGTCATTTGTCATGGTTTGGGGAATACTGTCAGAAAGGCAAGTTACAGAATAGAATCTGGGTCCATCGTGTAACAAGCATGTCCGCATACTGTTGTCGAGTTGGTGGGTTGGATTGCGGGTCATTAGGTGAATAATACCCTAAGGCCCAACCGTCATTTATCTCCACCAGAGAATACTTCCCAAGGTCAGGCCTCCAGCCAATGTCCACCGTGTAGGCATTCGGGCCAAGCTGATCATGAAACTCTTGAGCTATGGCCTCAACTAAACCCACGTCAGGTTCCGGGTTTGTCACATCAAGGTCATCGTACCTGGACCATCCGAAAATCTTGGGCTCGGTTACAAAGTCATGCACGTAGAACCGAAACTCGGACTCAAAGGGGACTGCTTCGGAAGCCCACACTTCCGTATCCCCGTCTACCTTCACGCCTTGCTCATGGAGCTGATTCTTCACACACCCGGTAAAAAGCTTCACCTTGTGGAAGGGCTTGATAAACTCTCCACCCCCAGCATCTTTCAATGTCTTTACAGATACGTCCCTGTCTAGGTAATTGCGAGAAAAGTTTGGGTAGGTGAGCGAGCGGGGCACGGAGATACCGACTACCTCACAGTAGGCTTCGGTAAACTCTACGCTACCCACAGGGACATACTTAAGCATCTTGCCCTCTTTCTTATGCAAGTCCTCATACTTGCAATACTCAACAGGGTAGTTGGAGAAGCAGCAGGCGGTCTTCTCAGCGGCCATCACTGGGCCTGACTGTAGCAATAGTACGGGGTCTCTCATTCGATCCTCAGTGTGGTTTGAGCCCCCATGATTTGGGGGCCGGTGTGCAGGTCAATCTCCTCAATCGTACTCGATCCGGTAAGACTCGACGAGGGTGTATGAGCCCATGTATACATCTTCGTTCTCGGCAACATAGTTTGAGAGGCCCTTCAGTGCTTCTTCTCTGGACTCAAACGGGTACCCCAGGAAGCTGTGGGTGTACCCCCATCGGTCTTTAACAAGCCTGAGAAGTCCGTCCTCAGATACTTGCATCCATCTGAACTCAGGATAGAGCTTTTTGGGTTGAGCCATGTCCTTGCACCGTTGACGTCCCCCATTATAGGGTGTTCGGAGGGTGGGTGTCAATGACTAGGGGATGTATAATCCGTAGTCCTCGGCAAAGAGGGTGATGTCACCCCACCCTAGACCCAGGAGTTCCTCTAATACCACATCTCGAACAACAACCTCTAGTTCCTCTCGACTTTTCTCTCTTACGATAACGGACGATAACTCTTCTGCTAAAGCTACTCTATCGTCATAAAGGGTCCTAACCATACACACTGCCTAGTTATTAAGTTTTTCCTACCTATACCCAACCAAACTTAAAGCTTTCCGTCTACAGTCCCGCTATGAGTCTTATCGTCGGGGGAGAATCCATCCTGCAGCCCTTTCAGATAAAACCTCGTAGCATCTATGCAGAGGTCCTTTGTCAATGAAGTAACAAGTTTTTCTTCCATTTTGTCAAAGGAACTCCATGAACCCCATCGGCTCTCCTCAACCCTAAACCGATCATCAATCCATGGTGAATGTCCAATCGTATCGGTCGTCTCAACAACAGTAGTCGATTCAGCAATCATGTGGTTTTTCCTAAAAAGTTCGAAGAAGTTTTGGAAGTTCAATCTCTGCGGGTCCAGTCCGGGGCTCTAAAGAAGTCCCTTAGGTCGTCGGGACCATCAAACTTAGTGCGATGATTGGATGGATCAGGGTCCCCCAGGTTCAAGTCAGACAGAAACTGATCCATGGGGGATCTTTCAGAATCACCGAAAAAAGCCTCTCTCTCCGCTTTCCTCAACATCTCATAAACGCTTCTGTTGTGGTTGGCCCACTTCTGAATCAGAACCCTCTCAGTGAGGGAAACCTCTTCTCTGGAAGCAATTCTCTGAGCGATGTTCTGAAGCTTTAGGCGAGTTTCTGTGGACAGCATAGCAAAATTAGGTAAGGTTTAACTCGGTCTTGATCTCATACAGAACTTCAGATAGCTCTTGAATATCAGCCTCCAGGATTTCTCTGTAAACTCCTAAAGCCGTCTCTGACTTAAAGTAAAGGTCAACTCTCTTGGTTTCCAGAGTGTTAACAACTTCTTCCCATGCTTCCTTGGGCATGGAAATTGAAATTATTCTGCTCATTTACCCAGTTTAGGTTATTTAGTGAAAGTCCCCCCTTCAGAGTGGGGTTCGGCGTGAAAGCTGTGGAGTTGCCTGACCATGAACATGGCCAGTTCCTCCTGTTTTGATGGGACTACATTGGCAGGGTTGTAGGAAGTTTCAGCCATGAGCCTCATCATTTCTTTCCTCTCTTCGCTGGCGCATCGTTTACTTAAGGAAGTGGGAGGGGAGTAAGGTTTGGTCATTAGTTTTTGATGTGGTTACAAGTTATGCCAAGAGCTTTCCGTACAGCTTCGCAGTTCGACTGCTTATCATCGTATAGGATAATGTTGTTACCCATCCTCTTCATTAGACTCCTTACCTGATCTACCCTGACCTCGAAATCAGGGCGGCTGTCACCCTCCCCCCTCATTAGGAGGAACTCTGGCTTCAACCCGTGCTTCTTTACCCAAGCTTCAGTACCTTTACGGGAGGACTCAGGTCTAGCTGTAACAATCGCCATCCTTCCCATGTCTGGCCTCTGGGCAGCCTTAGCAATCCTTACAATGTTATCCTTCGCTGGAATACTAACCAAGTCCATGGACCCAAAATCCTCTTTCTTGGCCAGTGTCCCATCAATATCAAACACCAGGATTGACTTTCCCATCACGATACCAACTTCACCTGTATGTGGTCCAGACGCTTGAGCAACTGATCCATCTTATCAGCCTCAGCCAGAGCGTTGTCAACTTGCCCCCTAGTCAGATAGGTGGCGATTGTCTGACTGTGCTGAGCACGGTAGGTACCTGCGAAAGCCTCCACACACTGAGACAAAATGAGCCACTCGTCATTAGTCATGTGGACTGCCCTACTCAGGGGCTCAGACGATGACTCTTTTACAATTGTGATTTCCATTACATCTGGTGTTTTTAGCCATCTCAAGCTGAGCCTTATGTAGCTTACTCTGCTTGACGATAGTTTGCTTAATCCGGCTGGCGCAATGCCAACTGAACGTTAGTTGATTTATACCCCTGTCAGCCGCTGCGAGGTAGCGACTTGACGAAGGCAGATCGGCGCTTCTTAGCCTGCCGAACGGCTTGAGGGCGCTTCTTGCCCTTATCCTTACGACCCTTCTGGCGAGGGCCGACCTTGAACTGACCTGTAAACTCGTTGTTCATTGCCTTAATGCGATTATTCCCCTATTATAACCTCCCTGCTTGGGGAACGTCAAGGGGTCAACGGCCAACACCCCAGACCAGTCCAGCCATGTTTATGACTATGCCCACCACTATCAACAAGACTATGTCGTAATACTTGTGCTTCACAAAGTAAGGAAGGTTCATGAAGCTACATGCCAAGATAATGCACAGACCCACTTGGCGAGAGTAGAATAGTAGAGCAAACTGCCCTGCGATCAGCCCTAAGTTACCATAAACCCTAAACTTCTCTACCATCTTTCGCAGCCAAACCAAGCCCTAAGAGAATAAAAGCGAACCCTAGATCCATGGAGGGGCTTCCCACAGTCGGAAACACTAGGTCAATCAGGCTAAATGCCCCCATGAGAATCGAGTAGGAAATTAGGGAGTTCATGCTGTTTAGATCCTCAGTGTGTTAAGAGTGCTATTCCCAGAATACTTCGCTAAAAACGATGTGCCCCCACTCTCTAGCCAAGTCCAGGGATTTCTTACCCCAGGGTAGCACATGCCACCGAACTTGGCCATCGTTATGTAGAACACGAAGTCTAAGCTTCCTCATGTCATAGCTGTGGGTATCTGTCGAACCGGTTGAAAGTGTCCTGGGTGACGTTGTAAGCAGTGAGGTATCCCTCGGGAAGGAAGGCCCCTGTGTCAATGTTTACCCTATCCTTTCTCACGATTGGCCCCAGCTCAACTTGATCCCGCTCATACAAGGTGATAGTATGGCCGTGAACAACCTTCTTGATGGTTTTGCTCCACTTGGCAAACTGAGGCCCCTTGGTGAGAAAGGGGTTCCTGACCCAAACAAGTTCCTCAAGTTTTCCACGAGCAATGGTCTCGGCAGGGTCTTCCCCAGGAAGGACACCAGCATGGGCGAACATGGTGTCTCCAATCGTCATGTAAATCGGAAGGGCCTCGATCCACTCCAGGTGCTCATCGACCATCTCAGGGAGACGTTGGATGTCTCCTCCATTGCTCTGCCAGAGCTTCATCGGGTACTTTTGACCGCTAGCGGCATCAATGAACATCTGCTCATGGTTGCCACGGAGCGCATTGAAGGATTGCAGGCCCCACGACTCTGGATCATGGAGAACCTTCCTCGTAGCATTGAGGACTTCCATATCCCCGTCGCCACGATCAATAAGGTCTCCCAAAAGGATCACACTAGCTTCACTATCCTTGATCCAAGCAAGGAACTGGCTGTACAGATCCCAGCTACCGTGGATATCACCCAGAGCAATGACGTCACCGGGGCGAATGGTCTCACTAAAGGTAAGAGCGGATTTTTTCATGACTTTTCTCCTTTGACTACATTAGTATTTTAACATGGGGCAGGGGCGCTTGTCAATAGACAAACTTGACGTTGCTGAAGTTCTCCTTCTCGACGTTGGGCAAACTGGCCAGCAAACTGCTGTGCATCCGTTCGATAACCTCTTCCGGCACCTTACGGTCACGCTCAGCATTCTGACGGAGGCAAACCTCAAGGGGCTTGATGACCACAACCAGGTCAACCTCGTCGTAACCATGGTCCTTCAGGATGGATTTGGCGGCCTTGCGATAAGACGACAGGTAGTGGGTGCCGTCCATAATGACGACCCTACCCTGACCCTCACGGATCATTTCAACCATCCGACGTTGAATGTCCGAGTAGTCCCCCTGAATGGAAGCATCCCCGTACAGTTCCTCCCGGATGTCATCACCGCAGACCACCAGGGCATCCGGGTGTTCCTGGAGCAGTTGCTTAACGTGGGTGGACTTCCCAGCACCGGGAGCACCGCACATGATGAAGGCCTTGGCCATGTTTCTCACCCCCTGAAGCTAGTGGCGGCTCTCCGCCTGACCCCTATATTATAGCACACCGATGCCGTAACTGCCTAGCCCCCTCAGCTTATACCGAGCAGCCACATGTCCTCCAGGCTCAGACTACCCATAAGCTCCTCTTTTCGCCTAACCATGGCCTCTCTTTCGGACCTCCCTGAACAGAACGCTTTTAGCACTGCGTCCATATCCCCCAACTGTCCAACTATTTGCTCCATCTCCTCAACGGATGGGCTAGTAGAAACCTGTAAGTGGGCCACTCGAAGCCGCTGGTTGAACCTCAGGCAGTCATACACATTGATTGTGTAGTGGCGTCCACCTGAGATGGAAAACCCATAAGTAACCTCAGTCTCTACCAAGAGGGGCTTTAACTCATGGGCACGGGCAATCAACTCAAGAGCCTTGAGAGATACCTCGGTGATCGTCATGGTCTTCTGGTGAAGGTTTCCTGATGGTAAAAGTGATACTCCTCTAGCCATTCGTGTAGAGGATCGTCATTGGTAACATCCCCACTGTTGTCAACAAAGTCCTTTACAACCCCTGCTATTTCCTTGAGTCGGATATCGGAGCAGGGGATTCTGAAGATCAACTTCAGGTTCGGATGTTTCTTAAGAATCTCAACGAGTTTTTCTTGTAACTTCAATGGGTCTTTCATGGGGGTACCACTGTAAAGTTACAGAGTTTTACCCCCTTGCACCTTTACTTACGAGGGGAGCAATCAGTAGCATTACCGTAAGAAGCAAAGTTTGGGTTTTCACACCCATCCCTAAGACTGAGGGCACAAATAAGTCCCAGCAGGATAACGGCTGAGAAAGACAGGAAAGTGCGGGTCTTGCTCTTGGCGGGGGAAATCATTTTCCTGAATGCAAAGGTCAGCGTGATGCAAACCTCACCATCCCGTCTATAAACTCCTCCTCAGAGGTGGTCCCAGAACTGAACGGTAAGGGCAGGGCCGAAGCCCCGGTCTTCTCAACCAGTGTAGTTAAAGACGCAGGGAAAGTCAAGGTCACTGTGCCAGTTGGCAAGTTGATCCCGGCTAGAAAGCAATCAGGCTCTCCGTCTTCAAGGTATTTGAGAGAGTACCAGGATTGGCCGGGGATAGAACTCATTAGGGCCAGGAAGGTGGCCTCTGTGGAGTTTGGCCCCCTGTTCTTAGACTCTGCCTTACCGAAGAAATCAGGAATTAGTCTCATGTTTTTATGTAAACTTTACTAAGTTTACCCCCTTTCAGCATTCTTTAGGGTTTCCTCACAAGATTTAGAGTTATATCGTAGCCACTCATTGGCCATCATCACTCCTGGGAAGCACCTCATAGTGGGACCGGTGTAAATCTCAAGCTCTGATAGTAGAGCCTTAATAACATCCTCAGCTTCGATCATCTTTCTCCTGGTATTTCAGTGTTAGGGGGCAGAACTTGCCAAGGGTTCAGAACATGGGGGCGGGTATCTGTGGCCATCTCGTCGTAGTACGGAAGTCGGGCCTTTTCCATCGTAGCGTCATCCGCACAGATTACCGATAGGGTGTAGCCCTCCCCATCGTCTGTAAAGGTGTCCATACACCCCACCCCTTTAGACAGGGCAAGGTCAATAGCACCAGCCAGCACCCTTAGGTCGTCAGGAGTCCCCAGCAGATACGCATCAGAATGGTGGAAAGGCTGACCGTAAACATGGGGTGTCATTTTGATTCAAGGGTCGATGAACTTGCTTAGCAACTCCTTCTCTGAGTCTGACAGAAGAAGTTCCTTAAGGCACTCAAGATCATGAGAAGATAGTCCCTCAAGGGCTTCCCTGACCCTTGTGTATCTGCGGTTCTCCTCCTCTTCCCTCTCCTTACGGGCCTCAAGTGTGTAATAACGGCAGGTTTCTTGAGGGCCGTAGTAGTCCCCATGGGGGCAGTAACCCTCCCACATAGAGTCAGGGGAGAGGCTATGGACACGATCCAACACCTCATTCTCGATGGCCTCAGGGACTTGGTTGAAGACTGTAGAAACTATGTCCTCATACTCCTCATTTAACCTGATTAGAGCGTCATCCTCGTCCTTGGCAACAATCGGAATCATTACTTCTGATTTGCACAAGTAGAGATAGAGAGTCTCTTTCATTTTTCCAAAAAGTTTAATTGTTTTTCTTTTTTTTTGTGAAGGTTAAATAACCCCAAGACGTAGGGAAATTTCCATAGCAGCTTGACCCAGATCCGAACCGTCTGTTGTCATGAAACCTTTCCTCTCTGTAATGTCTAGGTGAACATTGTGAAAGTCGAAGGTTATGCTGAAGTAGCCCAAGTTGGGGTACCACGTAACATCGTAGGGAATACCACGTTTGCTTGCCTCGGCAAACATCCTAAGAAGTTTCTCCATTCACCACCAGAACATTGTACTTAGGGTCTCTTTGATGAAACTCACAATAAACCACACAAAGATCCATACTCCGAGAAGGAGAGTAGTAAACCAGAATGGGGCGAAACACCATAACCAAGGTATGGGGAGCCACCCTACGACCTTGAAAATGCACAGGGTTATGGACGCTGTTGTCACCCCTGTAAAAAGTTCGCTGAGATCCATCATTTTAGGGTTTTCATTTGGTCAAGGTGGTCCTCAAAAACCCTTTGTCTCTCCATAAAATGGAAAAGGAACCTCAGGGTGTTAAGAGCATCGTACTCCGCATTATGTGCCCTTCCTATGAACCTCATCCCATAGGAAATCATTGACTTTCTCAACCCCCCAGAAAGGGCCTTCCCCCTTACCATTTGCTGGAACACGTAGATGGTCTTAACGTCGAAGATCCGGCGACCGAAGAACGGAAAGTCAATCCCCCTATCATCGAACTCAGCCTTAAGTTCATCTGCATCCCCCTGCCCCCATGTCACAGGATTGGTGAAGCACTCTGACCCGGTTATCAGATCCCCAAGCTCCTTTGCCACGGTGTGATGGTCAACCGCCTTGGATTGGATGATCTCGTCGGTGATCCCTGTTAGATCCGTAATGAAAGGGGAGATGGGTTCCTGTGGGTCGATGTACCAGCTATGGGTGTTAATGTCATCGGGCCATAGGGGGGAACCAATCGCAACCCCAACTTGGATGATCTTGGGTACTTGGCCGTTCTTGAGATTGTTAAGCTCAAGGTCTAGGGCAAAGTAGTTTGTGTTTCGCATGTTACTTTTCAGTTAAGCGTTGAAGGATGTACTTTTGGTGATTAAGCTCTGAGTATACGGCCCATAGCTTAATTTGTGTTAAGCTCTCTGCTTTAATCTTAGGCAGTCCCTCAAACACAAAAGACCAATACTCATACCCTTGGTGAGAGTCTCCCCAAATGAACATGGACTCCAGAGTGAATCGACACCCCTCTACATCACCATTCTCGATTGATTTTAGAAATCTTAGGCAAGCATCCAGTTGAAACAGCTTAGGAAGCTTTACTGGGAGCCCGATTAGATCAGCTACTCTCTTAAGGTTTTCCTCGATGTAGAGGGTGCTTTGATAAATCAGGGATAGTTCCTTATGCCGATCCATCAATCCCCCTTCAGTTGGTGGACAACCCAGGTTGCCCCCTGTTCCGCCACATACTCTAGCAACTCTTCTCGGTCGAGTCTACCTTTGACGGGTAAAACCCACTGCTCCACCTGATCCAAAGTTGGTCTATAGTTGAGATCCTTACCGGTTGCAGGGGCGTTAGCAACCAGGTTCAGGGTCATTAGAGCAGCCGCCTGACCTGCAATAATGTGATACAAATGGTATTCGTCGATACCTGTATTGTCAAAAACGGAAGCCCAGTTTCTGATTGTGTCGGAGGTAGGGAAGAAGTCAGTAAGGGAGTGCATGACCCCATATTGTAACTGATTACCTTGTAAGGTTAAGACAGCCCCGGAATTAGTCAAGCCCTCTTCCGAATGTCTTTGTATTCCGGATCAGTGAGGAATTCCTTAAAGGTTACGGGCAACACGTCACTGACGGAGAGCCAGGCACGGTAAACCCTCTTGCTCTTTGGGATCGCTGCCACTGCCCTCCTGTGACTCTCCAGGGCCGCCTCCCTGCCCGCCTCCGTGGCCCGGTAATACCGGTACTGCCAGGCGTCCCCGCAGTATTCCACGAGCCCTAGCCCCTCCATCTGCCTTAACCTCCTGTCACTAGGGGAGTTTGGGCAGGCAGCATAGTGGTTACGGTAGGGCTCGCAGAAGTTGTCCATGCGATCAACCCC